TGAAAAAGGCGGAAGAAATGAAGATTAGGAAAATCGCTTCTCTTCGTAAGCAGATTGAGAAACTTGAAAAATTATCTTTTAAATGTGAAGAGGGTTAATAATGGATAACATAAGATTAAATATAGGCACTCTAAATAAATGCTGTTCCAAATGCAAGTATTCAAAGGAAGCGTTTGACAACCAATTTGTAAGGTGCACATTTTATCGTTTTTACCCTTTTAGACAATTTATATGTAAAAGCTATGAATAGAAAAGAATACCAGGAACACTGCAAGCATTACAGCCCCTACAGTGGACAATGCTACAAAAAGTCATTCATATCGAGTATGGCAAGTAATATGTATGTGAACATGCGGTGTGACGGGAAATGCCCCCGTATGAGTAATTACGACAAGAGAAATAAATTAAATAGCCTTGGACGGGCTTTGTAAAATCCATATTGATATGAAAAAGTATATTGGAACAAAACAGATTGAAGCCGAGTCTATGACAAGAGGTGATGCGTGGGGAAAACATCTCCTCAGAGAAAAGCCGTCAACCGAAAATTTTGACGATGAGGGTTATCATGTTCGTTATGAAGATGGATATGAAAGTTGGTCGCCTAAAGATGTATTTGAAAAGGCATACAAGGTAGCTGATACTCCTCTTGACCGTATGTATATCGAATATAATGAGTTGATGGACAAACATAATAAGTTAGCCCTGTTTCTTGGCCGAAAAGATGCTGTTGAAATAGCTGGTGAAAATCAGGTCACTTTAATGGAGGTTCAAAAAGTACAGATGCACTACTACCTTCTTACTTTGAAAGAGCGCATTGGGTTAATGAAGAAATAAATATTGCCATACGGCGGTTGGACGTCTGCCGTATGGCTCAAAACAGAATAAATATGGATTTAAATGAACTGCGCGACCGCGCCTATAAAACCGCTTGCGACCACGGTTTCCACGATGAAGAATTGAGTAACGAACATTGCCTTTGCCTTGTAATATCCGAGCTTATGGAAGCCGTGGAAGCAGATAGAAAGGGAAGATTAGGAAAGAAATGTAAATCACGTTTTGAAATGGACTATAATCGCTATCCTGCATTAGTGGAAGAAGAAAAGCGATTTAAGTGTTCCTTTGAAAAGAATGTAAAAGATACACTTCCCGATGAACTTGCCGATGCTGTAATCCGCCTGCTTGACCTTGCCGGATTGAGAGGTATAGATTTGTCTGATACGAATGAAATTGCCGATGAATTTGTGAGCCTCAAATCCGGATTCAGATTTACAGAGGTTTGTTTTGGTTTTACACTCCTACTAACTAACGATGTAGAAGGTTTGGGAAAAAGGATATGTTTCGCTCTTGCCGGGTTGATTAAGTATTGCCAATTTTCTAATATAGACCTTATATGGCATATCAATCAGAAGATGAGATACAATGAATTGAGAGAAAACAAACATGGAAAAAAGTATTGATTATGAAACGTGAAATAAAATTCAGAGGAAAAAGCACTGATACGGGGAAATGGATATATGGATTTCTCTCTTTTTTCTATACTGCCGGAAGGGACGAAAACGGACTTATCCTCACAGACAAGGCAAAGATATATTCTCCGGAAGACTGCCGGTGCGATGACGTATGGGCTGAAACTGTTGGTCAGTTCACGGGAGTTAAATACAATGATAGAGAAATATATGAGCATGATTTGGTTGAATGCGCTGGTGTACTATGTGAAGTAGTGTATAGTGATAAAATCGGTTCTTTTGTGCTATTAGAAGTTCTGTCTCAAAATCTTGGAAATAAGCCAATAGGACAAATGATAGATATGTTCGGGATTAGATATGTAGGTAATATTTACGACAGCCCGGAGTTATTGAAATAAAACAACCATGAGTAAATACATGAATTGGGAACTCTACGATAAACCACCTGAGGGTTTCTCCATTGACAAGCATACTGGTTCTCCTTTGACCGGATACGACTTTTACACAAACGGGAAAAGCGTCTTAAACGGAGGAGTAAGAATTCTTGTAAAATCTCTGAATGTTCATGTTAACAACATAGCAGACAACCACTACCCCGTGAAAAGAAACACTCCCAATAACAAAGAACCCAAACAAGACCCGATGATTAACCGTAATGTGCGCCAACGGGTAAATGTCTTTGCACGCGAGAGGTTTAAAGTAAAGCTGCTACAAGAAATAGAATTTGATTTAATGGTGTGTCAACTCGAAGGCTGGAGTATGGGAAGCTACGTCAATGAGCTTAAGCAATTGATTGATGATGTTTATCGGAGAATGGTTAAGACAAAGAAAAGGAATAGCAAGACTATCAGTAACCCAAAACTTGAATTTAAAGATGAATGAATTATATATACCTCCACAGCGATTAAACCGCAACCCTATTAACGGGCGGTTTTTAAAAGGAAGTATCCCTCATAACAAGGGAAAGAAATGGGATGATTACATCCCTTCGCATAAAAGGGAAAGTATGATTAAAGGATTAGCCTTAGGGAGAACGGGAAACCCTAATATAGCGGGCTGCAATGCAAAGAAAGTAGTAGCTATAAAAAGCGGACGGTTACAAGGTGTTTTCCAGTCCTCTAACGATGCGGAACGAAAGACCGGCATCTGTGCCCGTAATATCAAGAATTGCTGTTCCGGAAAGCGTAAACACGCTGGCGGCTATCAATGGTTTTGGGAAAGCGATAATAGTTGGTGTGAATTAGTTAACAAAAATATATGAGTAAACTATACAAAATAACTCTCTTCGGTAAATCATTCATTATAGGATGGTTCAGCCATGCGGACAAGTGGTATCATAAATTTAGTATAATACATTGAACATGAAAATTATATTTCTTGATATAGACGGAGTAATTTCCACGAAAAAGTCACATTATGCACTTGATAAGGATGCGTGTGATTTACTTGGCAAGATTATAGATGCTACGGATGCCAAAATTGTCATTTCTTCGTCTTGGAGAAGAAACACGGTAGAAGATACGAAATGCAAGCTTACTACCATAGGGCATTTGGTTCCTTTCCCGTTTCCATACGCAAATAGGATTATAGGAGTAACTATAAGAGCGTATGCCTACATTATGCAAGGTATTCATCTTAGCATTCCTCGTGGAGTTGAGATAAAACAATGGATTGACACTCATATCCACTCTGAAAATGGGAAAAATTGGAACTATAAAGATATTGGGGTTGATTTTAATTACGTGATACTGGATGATGATAGCGATATGCTTCTTGAGCAAGCTGAACACTTTGTAAAGACTGATACCCTATTGGGATTGTCGAAAGATGATGTTGAGCGAGCTATTAAAATATTGAACCAATGAGAAAAGCAGACAGAATAATCAGAGACAGACACTCCCGCATCCCGGACAAATACAAGAAGATTGACACTACGGTCAACGGGGATGTAGAAAGCCTTGCCGAACAACACAAGGAAGTGGAAAGAAGACTATTCCCTCTACGCCTTAACAAGACCACTGTTATTTACGTCACAAAAGACAAACAGAATGAAGCATATGCAGCGAAAGCACGTAAACGGATGGGGATAACAGAACCGAAGAAACCTTTTGTCGACCCACTTTCGGAAGAAAACATTACCAAGTTGTACAAGGAAGAAAAGATACCACCCCGCAGAATGGCTGAAATGTTGGATGTGAGTGTGAGGACAATATATCTAAGATTGGCTAAGTATGGACTTACAAAAGTTAAATGCAGATAATATGAAAGAGAATAATATTTTAAACAAAGAGATTTATGCAGAGGCTATGATAGCAGCTTCTAAGGTTGATTTCCTTGAGAGCAAGGAAGAGGTTAAGATGTATGCTACTTCGCTGTATAACGCGATGATATGGGGTAGAAAAGTAAAATATTAAGTTTTTTATTTGGCGTTATAGAAATTAGAGGTATATTTGCAGCGTTACACATATTAAGAGGCGGACGGTTGTCTGCTATTAGCAGGCATTTTTTATGTTTGTAAGCTAACGCTGTATATTATAGCGGTCTGCAAACCCGTGTGGAGAGTTAATAGCCTCCCAACTGCCTCTTAGGTATGTGTAACGGCGGGTTAATTGCAGACCGTCTTCTTTCTGCAATGCCATAAAACGTTACAAAAATGGCAAATGAATTAGTTTTTAAAGGTCAGAATGACCAAGTGTTAACCAATAGTATTTTGGTTGCTGAAAAGTTTGGCAAAGAGCCAAACGATGTAGTAAGAGCAATAGATAATTTATTGCAAAACGCTGATAATGAATGTGACGCAAAAGTTCGGGACATGTTCGTGGAATATACAGAAGATGTTCCACAGCCCAATGGAGGGGTGAAATCCGCAAGACGATTTATAATGAACCGAGACGGGTTCACTCTTTTGGCAATGGGATTCACTGGTAAGAAAGCCCTAAAATTTAAATTGGAATACATCGCAGCATTCAACTCTATGGAAAACGCATTGAAACGGCATCTTTCTTCCGCACAGATGTTTGCAATGCAAGCGAACATAAACCTCGAATACGAGAAACGGATAGAGAATATAGAGAATGAGATTGCGGAAATAAAGAAAGAACGGGAAGAAAACGGGAAATTCTTATTGTCAGTGGCTATGTCTTCGGAAGAATTGCCGCAGCTGTCTATGCGTGACAACATCCGGCAGCTGGTAAACAAATACGCATCCGCCATGAATATAAGGCAGCAAGACGTATGGCACAAGATTTATGACCAGCTGTATTACCTATACCATATCTCCATACGGAACTACAAGAAAGCAAGACGAGACGAATCCAAACTTGAAATAGCGGAGAGAAATCATTTCCTTGATAAGATATACAACATCATATCCAATATGGTGAGAGAATCTAAAGCAGCCTAACCCTATTGCCAAGCCCTGCCCGTACCTATTCCGGGCGGGCTTTTACTAAAAGACTAAACAAATATTCATCATGGAAAGAAATACAATACCTGCTAAGAAGCAATACGACCTTAGCGCAATAGACGAATTATTCAAAGACTGCATATCTCCCGAAGAATTACGGGAAGAGCTTATCGAACTGGTGTTTGATTACGCACAATACGTAGAAGAAGGGAGCACAGATTTGTTTAAAAACAATATGAGTACCATATACATACTGTATAGGGCGTTGGAGGGCGTGAAAGAATTAGACACACAGAGTTAATGCCCTACCCAATACGGCAAAGGGTATAACCCAATGAAGTACCTTCTCAAAACGTTCTAAAAAACATTCCATTGAAGTACCCTGAATATTAGGCAGAAATCGCTGTAACAAGTGAAATCTGCCTTTTCAAGCAATATGTCTATCCTATCTTTCATATCATCGCCTTATCATAAGGTCCCCGACAACATTTGCAAGAACATTCGAACCGAACCCACGCAGCCCATCAAGCTTTCCAACCATCCGAATCAGCATGTCTATCTTTCTTTCAAGTTCACAAAGGCGAGTTATCGTACATCCGGTGCTTAAAGTATCTCCTGATACGAAACCCCTCGTCTTCATCCTCCAGATTCTCCACCGCCTTTCTATAACAAGATAGGGCCATCTTATCGGCCGGCACTTCCTGGGGTGTCTTATACCCCATATCCTCGGATATACTTTTCGCATGGTCGGAATAAATCATGTTGGCTGTAACCCACAAGGCATAACTATTGTAATGCGGCTTGTCCTCCACTTGTCCCCCAAGACTTTTTACGGCATTGCAGAACATCTCATATCCCCAATGAAAACCTTTCGTGCCATCTTGATTGACAGTCCTCTTGTTGATATTCCCGGCCTCTCTCTCTGACAAGTAGTTATCCCAGCATACTGCTTCCAGATGGGAAAGCCACGTCTCGGCCATATCCGGATGCGCCACCGCTATCTCACGGAACATATATTTTTCGGCCTCGCCAAAAATCTTCATGTTTTTGGGATTCTTGCTGTCGGACATCTTTTCATAAAGGAGATTATAGCGCTCTATCATTTCATCTTTTGTCTTCATAATAATATTTTTAAGGGAGGGCTTTCGTCCTCCCTGGTTTATACTTCTTTATTCCCCCTTTTACCGGAACATCTTTTCGCCCCTTTTTCTTTGGCGCGTTCGGATAATCAAGCCGGAAAGGTGGCGGAAATAGTGACCGGAGTTGCAAGACTTACTCCAAACGCACGGTTACAGCACTTTATATTTTCCGGCGTAATCCTTGTGACAAGTGGCGTAATGGAGATTGAGGGGATTTCCCCGGCTGTACCGATAAATGCTACCTTAAACTGTTCCAAGAACTGTTTGGTAACACTACGGCAACTTCCTTTGGGAGTATAAGTAACAAGGGAAGCCGCGTTAACGGTTACTATCGTTTGTGTCCCTACTGTATACTGGTCGGCTACTGTAAAATTCACCAAGCCGGTGGGTTGCGCTCCGGCATTGACACAATATGCCTGGCACAGATTTTCCACTACATTAACCAAGTATTGTTGGCTGGTAGCAGCGATTGCAATTGGAGTTAATTGAATCATGATATTGTCTTTTTGTATTATTTATCTTCCGCATCTTCACCTTGCGAAATAGGTTCTTCTGTTAATACTTCATAGGAATTAGGAACGTCCTGGATAGGCAGATTATACCGAAGAAGCGATTTTAATTCTTCCAAATCTTCTTTCTCAAACTCGATTTTTCCCTCAAACAACGAAAGTCCCCCATTCTTTATAGCATCATCCACGACTTTATGTGCCAGTTCCGGTATGGCGTTATCCGGAACTCCTTGCAGATACCCTGCAAGCATAGGTTCAATCAATGATGAGGACAATCCGTTCAGTACGGGAGCTATCTCTTTGGAAATGCTCCACATTGGGCTGACCCAACCGGTGGAACGCACTTTCGCATCTATATTTGCAATAAACGGCAATTGCCCTAACCGTCCTCCAAGTAATCCCTGTATAGCAGGCTGTGCCCACTTATTGAGCACAGCCGCCAATTTTTGAGCGTTTGAAAACATAAGCTTGTGCGTTAGTTGTTACAACCGCAACATCCAGTATCACAAACCTTACGTTGAGGAACGACAAGCTCGCTTAAAGCTACCAATTCCGCAATCTGCTGTTTCATACAGCTTAAGGTGGCGGTATTGGTGCCATTATATACGGCCTGCTGCATATTGATTGCGTTCTGGTCTTCCTTGTTCTTGTTGACAATTGTCAGTAGGCGGTCATAAACATCCGCAAGTTTTTGGTCTGTGTAGGTGTTGGCTTTCAACAAGGATATTTCAGAATCCTTAGCTGCAAGTTTATCCATCATTCCCGCCTCATATCGGCTTATCGGTTTGTCTTCGGAGGTGATAACCTCTATCGGGCCTGCACAACCGCCATTTCTCACATTACCGCAACCGCCAAGAATATTCCCTGCATTCAGCCCCAAAAAAGATGCAATGCCGGCAGAAGCCCCAACCGTGTTGTAATTACCTTGTCCTTGTCCGGTGACATTATATTCCTCACCGCTCATTCCTTTAATTCTCATAACTTTAATATTTAAACTGTTTCAAGGCAACCCGATAAGGCTGCATGACAAAGAACGGGATAATCAATGTGCTATTATAGAAGACGTGAGCGGATTGTGAGCTAGTTCTGAACTAATTTCGTGCAGGTTGTTACGGATACTCCATTTGTTCGTTTTAGCAGCAAATCTATTCCGTATCCGATTAACTGATTGACGCGGCAATTTAGTCTGCCCGGCTATCTCTTCATCCGTCAAAAAGTGAGCAAGAATATGGATTAAGATGTAACGGGCATCTACACACTCTTCGCGGTTGCTTCCTAAAATATCAACCTCCCTTATTTCTGTATGGCGGCAAACCGCCGCCATTACCGTCTGATATAATTCCTTCATTTTCATATTTCTGCTTTAAAACATAAAAGTTCTGAAAACAAAAACACGGAAGCGTTGTTTATAAGGACAAAGCCCCAAAACAATACTGCCGTGTTGTTATTCCCTTGAAGTTTGCAGACAGTGAAGGGAAATGGGGCTTTCTTTTTACTCTAAGCCCCGAAAGAGTGTCAGCTACAAACCAACTTCTACATCGTTAATTTCTTTCTTACCATACAAATAGATTATAACTTATTCCTGCGCCTACGTACATGCCGCCCGGATACCCATATCCAGCCTGCAACCCTAATCCCCAACGCTTCTTCTTCGGTTTGATGGGAACCGGATGATAGATGTCATTCGTTACCGTCTGATAAACCGTCTTAGGAAAGACCTGCATACTATCCAGTCGCGGGTCTACATATCCACTCACCACCGCACGATACAGGCTATCTTCATACACAACCCGTTTGCGATGAAGCAAGGTATCACCTATACGTACTGTGTCATTCGGCAATATCTGCCAAAAGACCGCTATCGGTGCGGAGATAAGAACTGTATCAAGTTTGACAACCGTCTGTATCTTTGTTTCGGTACGTATTTCTGCCGGCAAAGGCTCGAGCCGGCGGAACCACGCCGCCACACAAGCGATGGCCAGCAATACAACTAATAGCCAGGGTAGATTTTTCATGACCTCAACAAATAATGATTTACAACCATACCTGCACATATTGCGGCAACTCCATACAGCAAGTCTATTTTGTTCCACTTGCCGTTATAGTAGTGGCAACGGTCGCTGTTCTCCTTGATAAAGAGCATCAGCAGTGCAGTACTGCCACCGAATACTATGGCGGTGGATAGATAGACCACCGCACCTAAGATGTTATTTCTCATAATTAATTTTATATTTATGATATTAAATTCATCCCGGCACTTCACAGTCCGGGATGAGTCAGCGCTTCTCCTTATAAAGAATCTATAAATTTCATGATTGCATCATTCATCATGGTATTATACCCTATTGCAGATGGATGGTAATTGAACGTTCCATTCGTATTCGTGCACCAGAACAATCTTGAGGCTTCTGATTTTTCAGAAACAATATTCATTCTTTTCAAGTTACCTAAATTAAGATACGGAACTCCATACTTGTCGCATACATCACGAATGGCTTTTGCATATCGGTCATTCCATAAGGAATCACCAGGTTGCGGCATAATCAGAAAACCCAGTTTCGTTGCCGGGAGCTTAAAAACAGCCTCTCTGACCATGTGCTCAAGTGCGCCACAGAAAGTCTTGTCATCGAATTTGTCTGTTGTATAATCGTCTGAAGATAATAATTCGCCAAATGGTACATGGGTTCCCGGATTATCCCCTCTTTGGTACATGTCATTCAGACCACCTTCCATAATCAGGTAATGGCATCTGTTCAAGCATACCTGCACTTTGGCCTCCCCCTGAATGACGTTGCCATCCATCGTTTTAAAGCTGGCAGAAGTGTTACTCTTGTATGCTAATCCGATTGTAAACTCTATACCGATACACTCTCCTTCAAGAGCAGATATTTTATGCCTAAATGTATATTCAATGACATTTGGCTGTGTATTAAAACGTACCAACTGAGTTTTATTGTAGTTATCCTTGTTAACAGAATATATGATAACAGAACCACCTTTGGAGTTGTATATGACCCTATCCATTTCCGTAACGTCTTCAAACAATATTGATTTGACGGAATATATCAAATCTGAAACATCTTCAAAATTCACGGTTTCCGGTATTCTCTGATACCCGAAATCTGTACATATATTCAACACAGATTTCAGAATATTGTCCGATGTGAAAGTGGAAATAGTTCTGCCACTCCATACATAAGAACCTCCGAACTGTGCGTCAGCAAGCGGATGCCGATATGCAAAATCATTTGGATAACCGTTAAATTCCAAGGCATTTACTCCAGCTGCATAGCTGTCTCCCACAAAAAAGACCGATTTATCAACATATTTATCATATACATATTTTTTCAATTCGTCTATTAGGGCAGTGTTTGACAATGCCTTGTAAATACTTGGAGTAAGGAGTTGCGTCAATATATCAGTAACATAGTACGGAACAATTGTGGGGCTTTTTGTCAAGTTCGCATCATACGATATGATTGGTTCCCCATACAAAGTCCTTACCGGTCTTGCCACAAGCATGAAGTCGGAATCTCCGGTTTCTATGTTCGTACTACTATATCCCTCACCGCTTGTGACAAAATCACCTTTATCATTATAGAGTTTCCACACCAGGTAGTGTTTGTGGTAAATAGTCGAGTTTCTGTTTACTGAAATCAATGCTATATCCCCATAAGATGAAATCATTTGGAGTCCCAAGATTTTATTACCTGATATAGGTTCTCCTTTTCCTATAACATATTCTTCATTCCATAAGTTTCCACTTAATATTTCATTTACAGAATGTTTCACAATCTTGCCGTCCAAAATTATTTTATCATCCGATAGCTCATTTTGCGAAATAATATATGCAATATTTGCACCTGTAAGTTGCATGATCGGCTCCAAATTTAAAGTCACATTATCTTCACATGACACATAAAAAGCAAAATCATTGTCTTTTTGGAAAACAATAACCTTGTATGAGTTGTTTGATAAATCCACTGTGAGCTTCTTTGAATCAAGCAATGATATTTTTTTGTAAAATCTGTTTTCCCCCTCTAATATTGATTTTGATGCGATGTCAAAACCTCCACATCTTCCGGATTCAACTATGCCGGAATATATGCTATGTCGGATTTCAACTATATTATTGCGTATATCGGAAAGGTCTGTTCTACGTACTTGTTGTATCCAGCTTCCGATATTCGTAAACGTTCCTCCCTGGAACTCCCACGTTTCTACTTTTCCGTCCGAATTTATGAACGATACCTTCAGCCCGATATTTCTAAGTTCCTGCGGAACTTGGGCAATGGCACCTTCCAGACTGTACTTGTTACTCCCGTCAATTCCCGAAGTAGGATGCTGGACGGAAACATTATACTCGGTGATGTAGTTCATATAGTCAGTGTTGCCACCACCAGTGCCGATGTATTTCTTCAATGTAGCGGTACTCATTGAGCCGTTGCTACTTCCTTGCTGAAAAGGTATCAGCTCGTTTCCTGTTAAGTTCTCCTTTTGAGGGAGTTGCCCTATTTGTAATCCTTCTGCCATATCTTTTTATTTTTTGTTATTTGTAAGTAATATCGGCTCTTCGTTAGCCAACAATAACGGAGTGCCATCCGATAATAATAAATACCTTCCATCAGGGGATGGGTTTGGTCCCGGTTTATTATCCTTGATATATGAATACCCTATAGTAAGTATCCCGATAGTAGGAATACCGATTGTCGGGATGCTGATGTTGGGGATAGTGATTGGGTTCATAGGCTATCCCTCTTTAATCATTTTGGCTTCCAATACTTCGGTAGCGCTCTTGATTGTGACGTTTATGCCATTCGCTATCCCTGCGATACGGAAAATCGTATTGGACGCACCGTTATATTGGGATGCGTTGGGATAAAGCGGAACGGGTTCCAAATCATCAATTCCTGCGAAAGCGGTCACATATCCGCCCTTGTTCTTTATCTGTATGGTAACGGGATTGCCGTCACTGACAAACGTTGCGTAATACGCTGTTTTGCCTTCTTCTTGTTGAAATGATAAAACTTCTGCTGCCATGATGTTTACTTTTTAGAGTTATTCAAATAGTTCACAATTCCCTGCACATGCAAGTCCACTATTGCCCGCTTCCCCTCTTCCGATAATAAGAAGCCAACATCTTCCTTATTGTCTTGGAATAGGTTCTCTGTAAGGACTGCCGGGCACTTCGTGTGCTTCAAGATGTAGAACCCGCTTTCCTTATCAGGGTCGCCATCCGTCATATCCTTGCGTATCTTCATACCCGGCAAAAGTCGTTCGGCTGCCACATATAAGCTATCAGCTAATTTATCGGCTTTCGTCTGACCTGTCGAAGTCCACGCTTCCCAACCACGTGCCTGCATCCATTCAGAGCCGCTTCCCGCTGCATTACAGTGGATAGATACGAGGATTGTGTCACTTGCCTTGTATTCGTTCGCCCTACGGCAACGCTCCGATAAGGGAACGTCTATTTCCTCTTTGACGATACGTTCTGCGTCAACACCTTGTTTGCGCAATTCGGCTTCCAAACGTATGGCAATCTCACGGGCATACGCATACTCTTTCAATCTTCCGTCCGGTGAACACTTGCCCGGAGTGTTACTTCCGTGTCCGTTGTCAATCAATACTTTCATTCTGCGCGTCCTCCTTGAAATATTTGTCATAAACTAAACGAGCCACCCATCCGGCAACAACACCGACACCGAATGATACAACAGTAGTCAGGTTCACCCAAAACGGTGTGTAGTGCATGTACAGCATAACTCCCACGATGATAGCGATAACAATCGCTGCGATAATCAGTTTCTTTTTCATTTTGTTACTCCTTATCTTTAGTTATTATTTCACTCATATCTTCTTTCTCGACATCGAGCACTTTCTTTCCGAACAATCCCAACGCTTTCAGCAAGTTAAAATTATATCCCTTTGGCTTCAAGATATTGCTTATGATAGAGCAGAACTCTATGAAGCAGACAAACAAGCATGAATACACATCAATATTCCATTTATTGCCGGAAGCAATATTTATCATCACCACCATACAAACAAAGGCAAAGTATGTCACCATTTTACCCATAGTACGGCGCACAGCACTTGAAAACCGAAATTCTTCACCCAATAGCAGGCATTTCCTTATCCCGAACATCAAATCGCATACAACGACTGAAAATGTTACTATCAGCCACGGTATCATGTGTTCCAATGACTGTGCAATAAAACTGCTTGCTATTACCGAGAAACCACCCGGTATGCTTTGGGTAATAATGTTATTCTTCATCTTATCGTTATTTGTCAATTATTCCTATCTTTGTGTCTCTTATCAAATAAGCTAACTACTGTCATTCCGTTTTGCTCGTGAGAGTAGGACGGGATTTTCATATCTTGCCGTAATAGCGGAACCACGCTCCCCATTTACGTTCTTTCAAGTAGTTCGGGTTGTCCTGGTTGAATTTGGCTTCCATTTCAAATGCGCTTGCACGGTAAGCATTTTTATTGACCTCTCCGTCCCCAATCTTGTTGTCTGTGAACAAGTGATACACGAAGCTTACAAACCATTCTGCCAAATAAAGAATGTAGTAGAATAGCGGGATAAGTAACAACCACCACGCACTGACATGGAATGCCAGCAATACGGACGGGATAGCCGCTATCTCCATACACTCGAAGAACTGTTTCTGATGTGTCCGTTCATGACGGATAGTCGTTTCGGACAGTTCTTTCAGCTTCGTAAGGATGAAGCCGAAGAGCATGATTGTCGTGTAGCTGCCAAAGAGGATGAGTTTCGCTAATTTGTTGTTGTAGTAGATTGTTTTTATATACATCATCTTATTTATTCATTATAATCAAAAATAAAAACCATATAATCTAAATCATCATAATCGTTCTCAGCAAAAGCACAAATACCACTTCCAGGTTGACATACACCTTCTTTAACGTCTAATTGCTGATTGCTTTCACCTACTAAATAACATTTATAAATTTCTAAAAATCTAACAGGGTCGTCAACATTTTCATTTTGTATATTAAAATTAATATTACTACCTACACCATTAGAATACCAATCTATTTTACCACTTTCAACAGTAGTTAACTGTCCACTTCTATATAGACTAATATTATGTGAGCTAAGATTGGCTATTATTAACATTCTTGTCTTATATAACGTTTCAGTAGGCGGTAAATAAGTTAAAGCATCATATAATTTACTCCAATCAAATTCTTTGCCAGCAATAAGTTGATTTCCAATACGAATACTCGTATTACTTATACCTACTCTTACCCCCCCCGTTAATATCTTTCGTATCTTTATCCATATCAATTATATTTATTCTTTTATTACTAAAACTAAATAAGAACCATAACCAGTAAAATTAAATAATACATCATTTGCCTTTGCTGTAATAGTATCATTAGCTTCTCCATTATCAGTATCGCCAAAACGAAAATCATATATAATATCTGTATTAGTAGATATTTTCCAATTGGAATAATTATATAAAAAGGAAATACTATTTGAAGCAACATTAACTGTATTATTATCTATATTAAAAGATTTAGTTTCTTGCGAATTATTAACTATAATACACGCAGAACCAGGGTCATTAAAGAAACCATCTTCATAATTAACTGTTACCCCCCCTAATATCTCAGTATTACCAATAAACAATCCTGCATTATTAGAACCAACTTTTAAATTACTATCCATATCTTTAAGTTTTTATTCAATTACAGCATACATTGTAGAATTATCTTTAGTACCGATACTATCATATTTAGTTTTAGTACGTTTAACAACTCTTTGTAGATTATCGGAAGTGAGTATATCTTCTATAGAGGCAGCGCAGTCTTCATCATTGGGCATTAGTTTAAATCCCATACGCTTGGAAACAGGACCGTTATTAGTATAATAACTGATATTGCATTGCAAGTTATATTCTTCAGTTTCAGGGTTGTGAAAAGAGTAAATGCTACTAAGTTCAATACAATTATCTTTGCTATTATAACTGTGAAAATAATACTTGGTGTGGTTCGCTATAATATCCTGGATTATTTCTTTCAGATTATCAACCGAACCAAAGATGGCGTTTATAAGGTCTATTGCTTCCCTGTCTCTTTCGTTTTTATTGGTAACAAGATAAGTGCCCACAGAAACGTTAATAGCCTTACCATAATTGATATTATCCGCATACTCCTTCGTTGCTATATTCGCCACTATTCCCGCAGGGGTTTCAGTAGTTGGACTAACACTTTGGTCGCCTGGTGCATATGTATCAGTATGAAGAATAACTTTTGCTTCATGAGAAGCATAAAAGTGGTATTTACCACCACCTCGTACAAAAACATAGCATATAACAAAGTGGCTCAAATTACCTAAACCCCTCACAGGGTCTATATCTGCATGAAGGAAATCTGATAAGTATATAGTAGTCTTGCTATCATGATTAATACCCCAAGCATACGGAGCAAATTCCCAAATTTTGCGAGTAGAAAATCCTCTCTCATGTGTAGACCATGACGGTTTTGTACCGCTATCTAATGATACCAGCACTTCTACTCGTATGTTCATTCTTTCTCCAGCGGCAATCGTAACCGGATACCACGTATTCTCATCCAACCCAGAAGTGTCAATCTCTGTAAACTGCATCATGTAGCCAACACTACGAGCGCTTGAAATGCTGTCATCGACATATTTCTTATCAGAAACTTCCGCCCAATCCCCATTCTTACGACCGTATGCCTTTCCATCAGTTGGCGCTTCGTCTATGCCGCCTATCTTACCCTGGCTTACCCATTCACCGTTCACCCATGCGTAGTAATCATAAGGGGCTTCCGTGCCTACAGCCATGAACCCGTCAACTGCCGAACCGTCGGGAACAGCGGATTTCAAGGCTTCAAGGGTGGCGTATTCGCCGGCTACCTTAAATGACTTCCCAGGTTCGCCTTGTATACCTGGCTCGCCTTGTTCTCCTTTCAAAAATTCTAAAGGATAATTGACCACAGAAGCTTCACTGTTGCTTCCTGAAGGTTTAAATGCAGGCAATGACGTTACATCATCCGCTTTGTCCGCATTCGGTACTTCATTAACCCCTATGGAGCTAGCCATAAGGCGGGCAACTATTTCTTGATAATCCTGTTCTGTCCAAGCCATAATTATTCCTGTTTATCGGTTACTTCTTCCGGTTGATTGTTGATAGCACGATTGAGCGCGTCAATGAAGAAAGGTTTGCAAAAAGTATTTGCATGCTCTTGTATCAGGGACACTTCTTCATCGGTATACTCTGTCTCTTCATTGGAGTTGTATATCTTCAAAGCGAGTGCATGCGATGCGATACCGTTACCGTTCCGGTATAATACATTCGCAAAATTCTCTCTACAATCTATATTTTCACAATGCTTACGGGTAATGTCCGTAGCAATCAGTAATTGTTTAAAATTTATCTTTTTCATGAGCTTGGGTATGATTTAGTTAATCTTCCATCTTTATAAAAAGAAAGTCCGCTGATGCCAAGAGACACTTGGTATCTTGACCCACTTAAATTTGAAATCATTGACAATGACCCTGCAAAAAGGGTGGTAGACGCAGTTAAGTTGCCATCACTTGCTATATTGTCCAATTTTAATCTTGGGTAAGTAACAGAAGTACCTCCGCCTCCACTATCAAGGAATGAAATTCCACCCACATCATATCCTTTTGAATTATAAAATTTTAGGCTGTTTGAATTTGGGTTTATTTCTATTTTTGTACCTGACGAAGCGGTTGATATTTTGCCAACAATGCTAACATTCCCATTTTCGTCTATCACCAAAGAGTTGTTAGGAGTTCTTACATTTTTAAACACCCCGCTGTTTGCATTTATCTCTCCTTCAAAATATCCACCAATAGCCTTTATTGTCCCGTCTGCCTGAATAGACACATTCCCGTTGGCGGATATATTTCCGGTAAAGTATATATTTTTGGAAACCACGGAAATATTATCAAGTGCCACATTGATTTCTGAACCTAATCCGTCTTTTTTGACATATAATTTAAGTTCATCGGTAACCCCATTGATGTCCAGCCCCAACTGCGTTACATCTTCCTCTATTTTTGTAACAGACAATTTGAGGTTTTCCGCTGTCTGCTCAATCTGTGAGAACTTCTGATTATTACTTTCAGAAAGCTCCTTTACTTCCAACCTGATACTTTCCGCTGTCTGCTTTATTTCGGAACTCAATTTAGTATACAAATCCTCGAATGCGTTTTCGGCAAGAGCCAGCGAATGTATGTATATATCCCCCGTAAACTTCAATTCAAAGTCGCCCGTTCCGTCCCATGTGCCGGAATACTCCTTCATTGCGTATTCCTCACCTGGTTCAAGACGTTCGGTGAAATGCAGGTTCTGACCGGAAAATCCTATTGTCAGCGTTCCGGCTGTAGCTACCTTATACCGGAAAGAGATAAAGAACTTCTTCGGTTCTTCCCCTTCCTCATAGGTAGGCTTATTGGCTAAATCAGCATTTGACTGTTTAATTCCGGAAGAAAGGATACGAAGCACGTTTCTATCCCCATCTCTGATAATGGCAGCCATAGCGTCCTTACGGGAATAGAACTCCCCATTCACTAATAAGAATTTTCCGTTTACAGTAAAGAAATGAACATCGTTCTTTGTCTCCCAACCGTTCGTATTGCTTGCAAATGATGCGTTATACAGATAATTATCCTTTGCCTGCACCTCGTCAAGCACTTTGGAGATTTCAGAGTAAATCAAGTCTTCCAATATCTTGAACTGGGTCATAATATTTATCCCCGTTTTCAAGATAAAGTCTCCCATGAACTTGTTGCCTTGCGGACTGATAACCGTCACTTCCTTGCCTGCTAAAGAATAGGAATCTATTCCGGCATACTGATGGATACTCGGTGCATCATCGCCATACACGGACAAGGTGATTGCGTTCTGACGCTTCTTGTCTGTTCTGTTTCCGAGCTGTATAAGGCTATCGCCTTCCTGTGGTATGTCGCTGTTTGCATCACAGTCCGTCTTGCTAAGGTCTATGTAATCCTCACCAACGCCGACACATAAGCGCCAATAGTAACGGTTGGATACATTCTCGTAGACACCCGGCTTGATATTGAAGTCTTGAAAACGTACCTGGTCGCCTTCCTTGAACGGGTTCTCGATAGCCGTCTCCCCATCATCAACCAGCAGATAGCACCGCCAAAAATCCTCGTGTTCCTCAACCTTTCCGCATTTCATTCCGGCAGCGGTGAACATGTAGTTTCCGCCTGCATAAGAGAGTTTCTTTATCTCCAGTTCGGAGAACATCGCCTTGATACGCACAAAGAGTTCGTCCACTTCAATGTAGGATTTACCCGTCTTGCTGTCTACTTTAATAACAAAGCCTTCACCGAGAGCACCGGAAGAAAAGTTCATGGACTGGATGTAGTCTGAAAACAATCCACCTAAGAACTTTATTAAAAATCCAGCTTCGTCCGGTCTGTCTTTTCTTATAAAGAACTTGGATAAAGCCTCTATATCAAGAGCCTTAAAGTAGACAATTCGGTCGGCGGAAGTCCTGATGAACAGTGCTGGGTCGGCATCTGCGACGCATATATATATTTCCCCGAGATTCAGACCTTGTAAATGCTCTTCATCACTCGGAGATAAAGCAGGGGGAGCTGCCTGATTGTTTTCATTAAGAGCATCACCAAACCATAATATTTTACTAAGCCTTTTTTTCATACCTCAACCTTATCAACATTAGTAAATGCAGCTTTTTCTGCGCTGAATTGCAACATCTCTCCATCTTTGGCGTGGTCTATCAGGAATGCAGGGAAAGAGGCGGAAGAACCAGCTTCAGGAGAGCCGCCAATACCTGCAATATCATTATTCTGTAATTCAAGAGCCATATTTATATGGAACAGCTGGCTATCTTCAATGACTTGCGTCATTTCCGGAACAGAACTTTCCGAACGGACATATCTTGTCCCGTCAATTTCCACCATAGAAAGGCATAAAATGCGGTTTATGTGTTTTGCAAACCAATAAGGGACGCCGTTTGAATTTCCTATTGTAAGATTATATACATCATAAGGTACTGCGTATAATTCTTCTATCTCTTGCATTTGGTTGCGATATTGCTCATTATCTATTCGAGGGGAATATCCTCCAGGTTTAAATCCTGCTTCCACACGAAAATTAAATACTTGCTGAATATCATCTACCCAAAATATGTTATCAAAAGCGGAGTTATTGCTTTTATGGGAATAACGGATAAGCACAGTTTCCTCTAACAAGTCGTCAGAGGAGCATACAATAAAAGGTTCTGATGTATATTCGTTGATTGTAACCGTATATACGGCATCCTCCAAGTCTCGAAGAATGGCGTAATACATCACTACATTGTCATTATGATTATATGTGGAAAGTGATATTGGTGTAGAATTTCCTGCGGCAAGATTGTTCAGGCTCGCTGAAACTTCCTCAGAAGCATTAGTGAATACCTGTATATGGATTTTATCAGAAGCGTGGAACTTCTGAATATAGTCCATATCAAGCCCAAACTTATCTTTTACAGGTGAGAAAAAAAGAGGGCAAACATCACCAACTTTTACCATGTCCTTTCGTCCTTTTATAGTGACGTGCAACTTCACACATCATGCGCAAATATACATACTATTTAGACCAATTCCAAATAATACCTTATAAAATAACGAGTGCCTGATAGACTTATATGGAATCTCCTCATCTATTAATCCACACTCTTGACTATCAAATAATATTTTACCGCTTCCGGTCGTCCATAATTATAGCTTGCACTTTTTACGTAGCCTTTATAAATATGTCCGTTCTTTTCCACCCGAATGTAACCCGTCAAGTCTGACGGTATTTCCAAATCTCCGGTCTTGACGGAAAGTTCTCCTACCGTGAACAGTTTGTTTCCCAATACAATACTCGACCTTTCGCTAACTCCATTGATTGTCACATCACTGTTACCGTCAGATGATGTAAACTCCAACGCGTTGGCAAAAGCACCTATATACCTTGCGTTTGCTTCAATCATAAACCTTTGGGAATACATGGCATTGAACATAGTAGAAGGAGATATGACACCGGATATTGTATATCCATCCCTTACAAGCTTGTATTTTTCTCCGTCAAGTGATGCTCCAACAAAGAATATATCATTATCACTGTCGCTGTCAGTCGTATCTTCACCTCTTTTTTCCGCAAGAAATTCCATACCATAAGCATCGGCTCTATATGGGCTAACTAATTCCAATACGTTATCTGTCAATGTAATGCCGGTGGTGTATTCATTGGTAAAGCGGAATTCATCGCGACCATTTACACTATCGTAATCCTGTTTGTCATACCCGACTTTTACCCCCGAATAAACCAGTCCGGCATTCACATTGTATTCCAAATCGGAAGTGCTGTCCTGCAAGTCCTTTATTTCTGTATCTTGGAATAAAGTATCACGATGAACAAATGTCACCTTCTCGTCACCGATTACAGGGACAAACCCAAATTCCGCGCTCATCCAATTGGCGAATTTGGTATAAGATGTATATATTTTGGCATTGGGAAGTCCTCGTATGCTTTCTGCCGGAACTATCATCGCCATGTCTAAACGCTCATCTACTCCGGTGGCGATTTCACCCGTTACATTGTTCTTATCAGTTATAGACCTCAGTAAACGGTTAAGCAATACTTTAGGACTGATACAATCTATTTTTACAGATTTTCCACGCTCGGAAAAACTTATATTTAACGGTGTGTCAAGACTGTTGAATTTAAAATTAACGGGAAATTTTTGATATATAGGGTCAGATTTTGCAAGTGCTATATTGAAATTAATCATCTCACCTGGAGATATTGTCAAATTCTCATCAATATCGACAGTGTATGTATTAAATGTTTGAATTGTAGCGGATTGATAATATATTTTAAGCTCTTTACTATTTTCATTATAAGAGGAAAGCCGTATATATATCGGGAAGGATACGCCTGGTCTCTGATACGTAATGAATACACTGAATTTTACTTTTATCCGTATGGTCAAATCCCTGTCAGATATATTTTTGAACAGATATTCTCCGAATAGACTTTCCGTACTTTCAAATCGGTTTTCAGCCGTATCAAAAACCTCTACAATGTCCTTTGTCGCAATTTCCGGTTGTCCTAACATATAAAAAGGAATAGTATAATAAGCATTAGGATAAGCAGTCATTACATGGGAAACATTAGGCTCCTCTGCGTCACTTGGTATAGACCATTTTATATCACTGTTCATTAACAATCTGTCATAATCCAAAGGTTGGGACTCCTTTATTTCTTTTACCGGGTATTCATACTGCGTGCCTTTCTTTGCCTTAATCAAGCTTGCGAGACTGTTGTCGACGGCATTTATTTCGCACGTCGTATCATTGTAGGAAAATGTAGAGTAGTCCAAAGCGCATCTGAACTTTTCATTTAACAGCCATGAGTTATTCCTGGTATAAAACACGAGTGTTGCAGATGAGTTCAGGTAATTCGACAAATATTCTTTCAGCAATAGCGAATAAGCGCCGTTGGCAAACTCAAATTTTGTGGAAAAACTACGAACAACTCCGTCATAATCCCCTCTCTTGAAAGACATCTCTACATCGTCCCAATTAACAAGCTCATTTGTGGCGTCATATGTCATTCCGCCTATCAATAGTTCACATCTGTAATACATATCTATTTCTTTTTTGAAGTTGAACGTATCATGGCATCTATGTCATCACACATACGCCTGACCATATAGGCATATTCTTTGGCGGAGAACGTGTTTTCATCAATGTGCATTTTTACATGGGACATTAAAGAAACGCGTTCTTTGGTAAAATATTCCCTATCCATTTTTATTTTCCCTATATCAGGAGATGTTTCCTGCAATTTTGCAAGGCGATAATTGTCAGAAGCGGAAACGCTGCTTATCCGGTTCTTTATCTTATCATGTTCGTCCTCTCTGAATTTATAACCCAAAGCAGACATGACTTCTACAGCATCACTCCAGTTTTCGGAAGAAATGAGTTCCTGACATATGGCAAGGCAATTTAATCGGATTTGAATTTTCAGCACTTCATTTTTCCGGTTTATTTGGGCGGAAACAGACTTTCCCCCTATTATTGATAAGTACTCATTGCATAGCTTCTCGGCCGCCAAAGCCTTTTCTCTGATACTATATCTTCCGCCTTGAACAACCTTATCAATATCCCCCAGGAATATGTTTATAAAGCGGGAAAGGCATATTTTGTTTAAGTCATTATATATCATATCTTATACTCTGCTTGAAATCCAATTGTAATCCGCAATATGGTTGGCTTTCTTCATAATCCGACCAATGTTCTGCAATTGTTTGGTATTGCTTTCCATCTTTCTTTCAAGTCGGCTGTAATCGTTGTTTACATTAACAACAATCCCCTCTTCTCTCATATTCTTTAGCTTTTGTTCCAATAAACCATAATCAGAAGTAAGCCCGCTACGGTCATAGATATATGATAAATCAGGGATTACCTGCGCATGCGCCGGAAGGTCTACCAATGTCGGCTTATCAGGAGTGATAAAAAGCCCATTATTAGTCACGATACCCTCTTTCTTGCCGCCATCACCTACTATTGCCAAACCGCCGGGATGGTCTTTTGTTCCTTTGGCGTATTTGGGAATGGGTTGGGCTGCTATTAGGGCTACTTGTGCGGCTCCCATAGCACCGACTAAAGCAGCAAGAACTAAATTTGGAAGTGCTTTTGTCACAGCTAAAGCGGTTGCTATTCCTGCCTGAACAATAGAATTTGCTTTATCCCATTTAGCCTGTTTCTCCTGTAATGCAGCTTTTTTCTTTTCCAGCTCTGCATTTTTGGCGGCTGTCTTATCTTCGGCTGCACGTTTGCGAACTTCTGCCTCTTCGGTAGAAATTGCACCATTTTCTTCAAGGGCTTCTATACGTTCTATTTCTTTATCGTATGCTTCATCGTTGGCTTCTTGTTCTTTTTCAACGTTTTCTATCCGGGCATCATATATATCGGTCATTAACGAAGTGATACCAAATACGATTTTTTCTACGCTTTTTAAGAGGTATCCAAAACTTTTTATCACATCTTCTGCCGTTCCTTTAAAAGTCAATTTTCCTTTCTCTGCTACACCCACCATTATATCAGATAACCCCTCGAATATTCCTGCCGTTTCACCAAGAGTATCTCTTGCCGCATCATTCATTTCTGATAGACCACTCTTGAATTTGTCTATCCATTCTTTTTGTTTTTTATTGGCATCGTCATAATTCAGTTCATCTATTTGCGCTTGAATTTTATTAATCCTTTCTTGTAATTCCTTAGCCTTTTCACTGTTAATATCAACAAGGGCCATTTCTGCTTTTGCTTCCGCAAGAAGAGTCTGGAGACGCGCCTTAGCATACTTAACCCCAATATCATATAATTTCTTTTCGTAATCCTCTTTGCTGATTTCGCCATTTGCATATTGTTTTTTTATGATATTAGCTTCTTTCAAAGCGGATGTTTCCTGCTCGTTTACCACCTTATCAGTATTTGCCTCAATCAACCCAATTCTTTCTTGGAGGTTTCGCATTATGAGAGAATTTTCCCGTTGCATGTACTTCATGCGTATCGCCACAACATCCTCTCCATTCTTTTCAGCGTCCTTTATTTCCGCATCACGCATCATATTATTGAGTTGTATTTGGAGATTAAGCCTTTTGTCTAATTCTTCATTCGAGTTTTCCCCAATGGAAGCCAATCTGTTTTCAAGATTTGTTTTTTCTATTTCAAGCAGTTCCTTATCGTATTTATCGTTTATTTCCGCAATGGCTTTTCCTTTCAGCGTTTCAAGATTTTTCCGAAGCTCTATTTCTTCGTCTGTCCTACCCTTTATCTCTTTAATCCTATCATCGTATTCCTTACTGATTTCAGCTATTTCTCTTTCTCTACCGTCAGCTATCAATTCTATTTTAGATTTGGATAAATCCTCTGTTATCTTCTTGATATATTCAGCGTATTCTTCCACTTTCTTTTTTTCATCGTCATAAGCTTTATTATTTTTACCTGGGTCATTAACCAATGCTTTTACATCTACTAATTTTTCCAAATCATTCATTTGGTTCTTATACTGAATACTTTGCTCTTTTAAGGCTTTCAAAGTTGCTTCTTCCGCTTCAAGTTTCTTTTTTGCATCTATACCTGCTTCTGTTCTCGATAATCCCGTATCTACAAACTTTTGATATTCTGCACGTGCTTTTTCGACAGTATAAACTTGATTAAGCCGTTTAAACTCGGTTTCCTCGTAATTTGTTGCGGCTTTTGTCACTTCATTCATTACCCGTTTAGCTTTGGCAGTAGCGATAATCTGTGCTGTTAATAATCTATATGCGTCTTTTGCATTCCCCGTCATTATTTGTTCTTTTGTATAATTATCAAATAATTTAGGGAAAGTACTTTTTAATTCATTTGCAGCTACGATACGCTCTTCCATAGCTTTTTTATTATCGGTGGCAGCCTTATATAATAGTTCTAATTTGATACGTTCTTCTATTGTATCACGAATAGCTCCTTTTTGAGCTGTCCTTAATTTGTCTTGAACGGAAATTATTTCATCCAATGCCTTCTTTCCTCTAAACAAACTCGCAACCCAATCTATAATCTCCGAACTATACGCAGACAATAATGTTATACCTATTACAAGTGCTGATTGCCAAGAAAATAAACTGCCAAGAAGTTGTTTCCATACCGGAACCGCAGTTTGTCCTTCGGATTTCATCCGCTTAAACTCTTCACTTGCTCTTTTTAATTCATCCACAAACATTGGCAAGTTGTTGGATATGGCAAGGAAGAATTGATTGAAACTCATTGTTAAAGACGGTAACTCTCGCAATAACTGCTGCGTCTGAACATTAAGCCCATTCCAAGAGGACGCATAATTACCTACATTCCTTTGATAATTCCCAAATTGAGAGTCAATTTCTTTCAACTTATTATTCAAAGCATTGGCTTGCGCTATCAAATTCTTCCCGACACTACTTTCCCGGTCAGCTTCACTCAACGCCTTATACCTTTTCTGCAACTCAAGCATGGCGGCATTCATTTCATAATAGCTGCCGGAAGCTGAAATAATTGCCGTGGAATGATTTTTTATCAAAGTCGAATATTGCTGATTTTGCGCCATCAGTTCCGTATGCCTTTGTTTTAATAGCGAAGACTGCCTTATATATTCAGACAAAGTAATTTCTCCGTCTTTATAAGATTTTCCAAGAGATTTAATATCCGCATCAATCTTTTTCATAGCCTCTTTATTGGCTATGGTATCAGCCGTTAACTTAGTAACTTCGCCATCATATGCCTGTACGGTGTCGATTATGGTGGCATAGTTCATATTTGCCGCCTGCAATTGAGTGGATGCCTGGCTTATTATATTACTTGCTGTTTGGGTGCTTTTAGCCGCATTATCCTGTGCCGAAGACACCTGGTTGGATACGGAAGATAATCCGGCAAGCATATCACTTGCATTCTTGATATTTTTAGCGAACTGTTCAAACAGAAGGTTTAACTTTTGCAAAGATGACATTGAATTTAGTTGCTGGGATACTTGACGTAGCACGGTAAGTTGTTTCGCCTGAATAGATGCCATATTTTCTTGCGTCTTATTCAATTTCTCCAACAGCGAGGTATAATTACGTGCTTTTTGGGAAAGTTCATCAAATGTTTTGGGATTAGTTTTTACTCCTTGCGCCAACTCCTTAGCAAGCTCCACATAAGACCCTTTTGTACTATCAAATTCAAGACGGAGTTCCTTTAATTGTTGTACGGCTTTTTTGTCGACTAAATCGGTAATTATAAATTCGTTTGCCATAAGTCCTAATATTGAGTGCCATGCAACATCACATGGTGATACAAAGATATTGAATTATTTAGAATTTTCTAAATAAGAAAGGCAAAAATGAAAATCAGAAAAGGGAAGAGAAAAAGAAAAAGCCAGACATTACATCTGGCTTTATTATTTGGTAATAACCTAAGTAAGGCGATAAAACGGAATTATATATAGATATTTTTATTTACCAATCGTCATTTTCATTTCCCACCAGTCCGTTTTTAACCACTTCCTCAATCTTATCCATAATAACGTTTGAGTAGGCATGAGCCATAACCAATGCCTTGGAGGATGTTTTTTTTGCTTTATGCTTATCTTTTTCTGCGAATGGATAACACGTATCAATAGGCCATTTTTCTATATTTGTTTGCGGTCTTTGAGTTCCATCTGAAAATGCAGATATTATTCCACCTCCTATAACTTTTATAATATTATAATATTGAAGGGTATAAGTAATACGTATCTTAGTATCTTTTATGTCAACTTTTATAATAGGAGTAATACTCACCTTGTATCGGCTCATTCCTCCTAAGTGTTCGGATATACCATCCACAAACCCTTCTCCAATTATAGTTCCTAATTCCTTATCATTTAATTTTATTACAGAATTTGCGTCATTAAATGTTGCAGTAAACCAATAATTCAGAATTACATATAATTGTTCTTTTGTGGCTTTTCCACAATCTACTATTTGTGTATAGGTTAAAGAATTGTTTTTATCAAGAGTTAATTGAGATGAGAGCGTTTCTGCTGCTTCAACCCAACTATCCCCATATTTCTCCTTTGCATATTTTTCCAATTCCTCAGCCCTCATAACTTGGGAACTCATAGATATACAATAACACAACACAGTTAATAGCAATAAAATCTTTTTCATACAAATATCTATTTTTTTAAGTTTTGTTTGCAAAGTAATTCCTAATAAATCATTTTGACAATATTTTTAACGGAAATCTTTGTAATTTAGACTGGTTATAAATAGCTTATCACTTCTTTTTCCCAAATAGTTCAGAGTGGCTTCCAAGTTTAAGAAGCTCAATCCCCGTCTGTATCAAAAGATAATTATGCTTTATATGGTGTCCCATTTTCATAAAGAAATTCAGGGGCAATGTCCGCACCGTTTGCCCAAAATACTGTACCGTCAACCCCGTAACGCTCAAACTCGCTTTCATCTTTCAGTTCCTCGAAAGCCGGATATTTCAGGAGTGGCGTTAAATCTACTTTTCTTCTTTCTCCATTGTTGAACGTACACAAAAGAGTGTATTTACCCATGTATTCAGCGGATTCTACTAATAGTATCATATCATTGTCTTTTTATCGTTTAACCTTTTCTATCTTCTCACCGTTTTGCGCCTTTTCCCAAATTTCAAGTAATTGCGCTTCGTGGGTGTCTATGTATTCATTTATCAGTCGGATAGTCTTTGCTGTTCCCTTACCTTCTACCATCCTATCTTTGATAGTGATAGTAAACCAGTTGCCACCGTCTTTAATGTGCAGGTGTGGTGGGTTGTGGTCTTGCCCGTACATGTATATCAGAATACCCCGAATAATGTCTATTGCGCTCATGCCTTTTCTGTTGTTGTTTTGAATGAGCCAAAATCTGTCGTATCAATAACCCCGGCATATTTACCGGAACGCGCCTCGTTTATGGCTGCAACCGTCTCTTCATTAGGTTCTGAATACATTGCATCCATTAAGGTGCTTTCTACAAAATTATTCAAACTCCTGTTCGCTTTTTTGGCATGTTCCTGCAAGATTTGCAATAAATCCTCACGCAAGCGGAACGAAGTTTGTTTTCTTACTACTGCTTCCATATTATTATTTGTATTACATTGTATTATATTGTACAGCAAATATAATACAATATTTCGGGCGACCAATCAAAAATAAGAAAAAAGTAATCCAAATAATTAATTTTCCAATAAGAGGTTTGCTTTTTCAAAGATAAGGGCTATCTTTGCGGTGCTTGATACAACATAATAACTCTTGGGCAAAATAAAGCGAACAAATTTTGTACAAGATATTGGGAAACCCTCTAAGGTGGCAGAAAGGAAACAATCTGCGACTTCTATGCCCTGCGTATGTTGTGTCAAGCACACCTACGGAGGGTTTCTTTTTATCATAATTCGTTATAATATGCTTGACACAACGAATGAGTTAATTCCAAATCAGAAAGGTATGACCTCTCTTCAAATAGCAGAGGTCACGGGTAAAAGGCATGATGCTATCTTACGAGACATCAGGAACTTACTCAAACAAGGAGTAGCTGCCCACAATTTTGTGGAGACCTCTTACACTGACAAATCTAATAGGCAAAGCCCTTGTTTTAATCTCACCCCTAAAGGTTGTCTTATTCTTGCATCAGGTTATGATGCAGTTCTGCGTGAAAGAATAATCAACCGTTTAGAATACCTCGAAAATGAGAAAAAAGTTATCAAGACTCCACAAACTTATCTTGAAGCATTGGAAGCATTAGTAGCTTCTGAAAAGGAAAAGGAACAACTCCGTATTGAAACAGAGCAGCAACAAAAGCAAATCGAGCAGAAAGATGCAAAGATTACCAAACTCCAGCCTAAAGCCGACTTCGCAGAAGCCGCTTTCAAAGCAGAGGGCAAAGTAGACATAGGTCAAGCCGCAAAGATACTCAATCTCGGTTTTGGGAGGAACACCCTTTTCGGGAAGCTAAGGGATGCGGGCATATTCTTCAAAGACCGAAACGAACCGAAACAAAAGTATATTGACGCAGGCTACTTTGAAATGACGCTGTTGCCGCCAATACGCAGAGACAACCACCCTGACATATTATGCCAAAAGGTGTTTTGCAAACCAAAAGGTCTTGCCTACATCAACCATCTATTTGGCGGAAAGCCTTCTGATGGGAAAATAGCAAAAATCAAATAGCATTGAAGCATAAACATTTACAGGTACGGAGTAATGACGTACAGCTATAACTATACCCAAAAATATATTGCCACATAACCAAGCATAGATGCACGTTGAGGTTTCGACCAACGTTCACGTTATGATACCCCGTCAGCAATACGGCTGGCGGGCAGATGGCAGGAATAACGACTAAAACAAATATTCATCTATTATGGAAATCAGCACAGCAATGATGCAACACATCCTCCGATTGACGGAAGGATATACGGATTTATTGAACGAACTTAAGGAAGTCAAGGCGGAACTTGCAGAACTCAAAGGAGAAAAGCTCAAGAAGCCGACAATTCATGAAACCAAATATCCACACATGAGTATAATAACCAGGAAATGATTGTATAAGGCGGGAGTTATCCCGCCTTTGTTCCGTTTTTAATATTTTTCAATTTAAAGGCAGAAAAATTACGGGGGTTATACAAAAAACAGTGTTCTTTTTTTAATATCAGAACCAAACATATTCAATCAGTTTCCCGTTGAACGTTTCGCCTCTCGGGCAAAAATTGAAAACCCCGTCTTTCTCATAAAGGATATATACTTTCCCCTCCATCTTTGCGGCTTTTCTTGCAAGCGAACGCATCTTAGCTATATCTGCCATTCTCTTTTTGTTTTCACACGCACATCCCATTATAAACCGAATTTTCTAAAATAATCCGCAATGCCTTGCTTTATATGCCTTTCCATGAATGCCTTTCTTGCATAAGAACCGACCTTGTAAATCGCCTGTCCGTATTTTTTTTCTATATCACCGCTAAAGCTTATCCCCACACTTTCAATCCTTAGCCCCTTATCTATCGGTACGGCTGTAATAGAATCGTGAAATTCACCCGTAATTATCAGGTTTGGCGTCCCTTTTGAACTTACAGGAGCGTTTATCAGCGAAGAATACATAAGCGGGGCTACCCTTTGCTTGAAAGCAGCATAGCCTTTGGCGTTCTTATACCAATACCCCGCTTCTTTGGTATTGAAATACGGGTCATTAAGGTAAGTAGGGCGTAACGGTTTGTCATTTCCGTTAATACCTGACCATAGTTGTTCTACAATATATTGGGAAACTTCTTCTCTGTTTTTTACCATAATATCCCGTATCATCGGTTCAAATCCGGTAGCAAACCGTCTGAAATTTTCTTCTGCTTCAATAATGTTAGCCATAGTCAAGACAATTTAGGGGCGAATGAACGCCCCCAATTAAACGATACCACCATCATAATATACAATCATCTTTTTTCTGTCTTGCCGCACCGGAAGATGCTATATCATCGTAGATGGACGAAAGGGTTTTCTCCCTTTCTTCGGGCGGTCGGTCAAGAAAAAACACATTCTTATGTGTGTTTATGAAGTCCCTCTTCTTCATATTTCTCACCCTCTCCTCATTGAATGTTACACCTTCTACTATCATGTCCAAGCCTCAATACCCGTAATTCCAGCTTCTTGCAATACAGAGGGAGATGCAAGGGTAACGGAGCCCTCGCCAACGGTAGTAATGACCCCGTTAGCATAAGAAGCACTTGTCGCCCCGTCCAACACTTTTTCTGCATTCTTTGCCAGTAATTCACCGTAATACTCCGTAATATCCAAATTTCCGAAGTGCTCAATCAATTTATACTTGTTTGATTCTGTTGATACCAAATCAACATATACCAATCCTTTCAATGCGTCAACGACATCAAAATCATAAGCTCTCACATCCGCGTTCTTAATATACTTTTCGTAATCCTTGAACATGGTTGCGATAGTCAAGTTGGCTTCTGTGCCAGAAGAATCCCAGTCCTGACCGCCCGGATAAACGCCGGACAGTGGAATGCCCGCCAAATCTTTCGTACCGTCATTCATTCCGTAAATGACGTTGTTCTCATCTACAAAATAAGCATCAAATGCCACATTCTTTGCCACCATGATGTTTGCTTTCAAGCTGGCATCGTAGTCCTGCAAAGTCCATACATCATTTTTAGCTGAATAGCTTGTGATTTTAGCAGGGCCGTATCCCGTAGCAGAAGTTTGAGCCTCTCCACCGGAAGGTGCATATTCCACAATCGTTTTGATAGGGAATATTCTTCCCGGACGGTCTGCATGGCAAGCCTTTTCAAAGGCTTCCGCTGTTTTCTCTGTAGGTATCTTATGACCGTGAATAGTCAGTATGATAGCTTTTATTTTACCGGGGTCAAGCACACACACGGAACTGCCCGTATTAAAAGTTGCAACGCCCGGACACTTTCTATAATCTGTTGCCATAACATTTTACTTCTTTAATGGTTAAATTTACATTTTTCATCTCGATAGCATCAATAAAATCACTGAATGGCTTCCCGTCTTCTCCTATAACTCCAACCCTGCCATATCTGTAGTTTTCAATGTAGGAATGTGGAACCACATCATTGTAGCTACGGACAATGTTTATGTCTTTCTTGATTTCATCCAAGAAAAGATTGTATATAGGTCGCAATACCTGCTCAAAGGAAGTTTTTTGCCGGTCTTCATTCGAATACCCTTTCAAAGTGTTTACCATAATAATAAACTCCAGGCTAACCTCAGTCTCGGCAGAACTTCTATCTTCCGTGAACGGAGAATAAAGACATATTATAGGAAACTTCAATTTACTTGTCTTGGGACTTTTACCCCATAAAGTTAATTGATTGCTTATGTAGGCCCAGTCTCCGAATAAAAACGACACATTGCTTCCGTATCTTTTCGATACCTTTTTTACAATGTCCGCAAATATATCATTTACCGGCTTCATATTCCCATACAGTTTATTTTACGCAACATACATGGATTGAAACATACACCAGCATATTCCTTTCCTTGCAAAAGTTTATAAACACGCTTGTTCATATTTACCATATCATTCCATGCCCTAATTTGCAAAACTTGTGGAGAAACAGCATCTCCATCGGCAGAGGTTACTGTTCCAACATTTGTTACGCTGTAATTACCGTCCGCTATATACTTGAAAAATATATAGCAAGCAATAGGGCTGTATTTTTCTGATAAAATAGCAAGCAGCCTATCCCATTTATCATCAACGCTATCTTCTTTTGAGTTAAGATAATCGGTAAAAGCCTTACACATATCCTCACCAAGTATACGAATCAAATATTCCTGTTCATATACGGAAATATATGATTCTATTTTGCCCAACTCCGCATCTCTTGTTATAGAGGGAGCGCCAGTGTCAGGATTTATCCCGACACTCAGCAACCCGGTGAAAGATTCGTAGTCAATTATCATACCGTATCTTTTTTCGCAGATTTACGTTTAGTGAACAACTCCTCGCAATCCAACGCTCTGGCATCATTAATCAGTTCGTTTGTCGCTTCAATTTTACCCTCGGCATAAAACTTGCTCGCAAGAGCCATTCCGACTGAAACTTCATCGCCTGTTTTATACTTCACACCATCCTTGACAAATGTTACGTTATAACGCTTAGTCAGGTTTATTCTATATTCTTTTCCCATAATTATTCTCCTTATGCTTCTTGAGTGATACCTTCTATTACAGTAGAGAATGTGTCCTTTACAAATGCGGTCTTATATTGCGACTTGATATAACACATCAGCCTCTTCTCTGCGATTACAGTCACGATATTCTTGCGGAAATCGTCATTCTCCCATCCTAAGGTAATAGACAATACCCACAAGTCACGAATATTCAAGTATGAGAAATCACCCATGATGAAATCTCCTTGTTTTACTGCTGTGGTCGTTTCTACACGCAATCCCTGAATCAATTCATCTCCATATCGGAATGGGCGGAGATATTGACCGTTAGCATCCTTAGCCAACTGCATGGACGCGTAATCCAATGGGTTCATCAGTACAAGGTTCGGACGATAAGCCATTTCGCTGGTGGATACAATTTGCGAATATGCAGCCACAAGAGCATCAAACATATTTGGCTTCTCAACATAGAAAGTAGAGAGAGAGAATGCCGGCATATCCGATGCAACGCCTTTTATTTCTCCACTAGAGCCATTGCCTGACAAAATTCCCTGCTCTTCTTTGATTCCAAGTTTATTTACCATTTCCGTTTCAACTTCATTGACGAAGCTGGGAAAATCCGACAGCGTTTCCTCTGTAAATTTAGCAGCAATAGCCACTTTGGCAGCGGTTATTGTTTTTTCTGTCAATGTCGCATCCATCAAAGGCTTTAGCCCACCTTCAGGAACCCATGCAGCATCTCCGTCCTTGCTTGTATATTCCGCATAAACCAAAGCCCTATTATTTGTGCTTGATACATTTGCATATTTTCTAATGACGGTTTGCGCTCTCGGATTAACTGATAAATTTGGGTCAACCTCAAGTCCGTAATGCGGAGCAAGGGTCCCGGAAGTAATAGTTGCAGCGTCTTTCTTTTCCAGCACAAGATTTAATCCCAACTTATTGCCGGGAGCCGACTGACAAGCCGATTTCAAATCAAGAGACATAACGCCCTTCTTGTCCGCGGCAATATACTCCTTGAGCTGTTCGTGTAGCTGCTCATAAACAGATTTAATCTTTACCTCCCCGTTTTTACCTACTTCGGTAGAAGCCTTTACACGTAAAATGGCATTCTCCAATTCATTAACCTTCTCCTCAAAAGTCTTTTTGTCAATGCCGGCAAAATCCTTTTCCTTGATGTCATTTATGGAATCAGCGGCATCCTTTATGGATTTACGCAAATCTTCCAATTTCACTTCATCCGCAAGATAGCCTTTCACTTGTTTTTCAAAGGCTTCTCCCATTTTTTCGTCCAAAGATTCAAAAAACTTCTTGTTTTCTTCGGACAAGCCGGATGTGTCCATAAGTTCTAAAAATCCTAATTTCATACCGATTTTAGTTTTAATAAATTACATAATGATTTTTCTTCCGTTTTGCCATTACTGCCGGCTTCCATCCCTTTGGGTGGAGCAGGTATAACACCGTCCGGCCTAAAAGATGCAAGTGACATTGCTTTGGCTATAATTTTTTGCAAACGCTGTTGCTTGGTTGTACTCATATTTTTACATAACAAGGAAATTTCACCGCTTAAATCCTTATAAGCGTTTTCGTAGTCTTCAATTGACTTCAACCCCAAATACTCGGTTTCTCCATTACAGCCAATTGATACCACCGATATTTCATACAGCTTAACCTCTCTAACAATCAGAGCTTGTTTTTCGTAATCCCATTCGCAATTCTCCCATACATACTCATAGCCAATAGAGAATTGATTAAGCGTGCCTGACTCAAGTTGTTTTATGGCCCTATCTCCAAGTTCAATCTCATCAATGCGCGCCTCAAAATAAAGCCCTCTATCATCTTCTTTCAATTCTGTAATAAATCCCAAAGGCTCTGACATGTCGTGCATCCAAAGGAGTATAATTTTGTCATTTGCCTGGCTTTGCGGCCCTCTTTCATTGATACTTTTTGAAAAGCAACCTTTCAATAGAATATCATGAGCCTTATCCATGTTTCCGAATACAGCAGCGTATCCGCTGATAGTCCGGCTTTCGGGGCTATATTGGACATCCTTCGAGTTTATGGAGAACAATTTATACTGCATCCCCATCTTATCTTTGTATTTATTTGTCATTGTTTCCATTTTCCTTACTGTTATTGACGTTATTTTCAACAGATGCACTGCTTGCTGCATTGCTATCAAAATCTCCTTTTGGATTATCCGGGTCAATATCTATGTATCTTGCAACTTCTATACGTGCCTCATCATGTGTTATCAAAGACTTATCTATCAATCTCTGTAAGGCATCAGCAACTTTAACCAATGTATTGGCTTCTGTCTCCTTATTGGTTTGAAGGCATTCAACATCTGTAAAATCAATCTTAATAAAAACACCTTCCGGACATATGGCTTTTGAAAGACATTCTGCTATCTTTCGGCTATCTGGAATGATTACGTCCTGATAAGCCTTTTTCCCAGCACTTTCAAGGTTGTCGTATTTGGCATCCGTAAAAAGATTGGCATTTATGCCCATTGCATTGGCAATCTTATCTGTACACCTCTTATCCTCTTCATGAAGTTTTAATTCATCAGCATTAAAATCAAGAGGAAGCCATCCTAATTTGTAACGTGTCACCAAAATGGGATATTCCTTGTTTACTAAGCCATAATCACGTTTAAATCTGTCCTTTATATCCTTTTCATCTTCCGAGGAAAGGGCAACATTTCCCATCTGGTCAGTATAATCATTATAGAGCACGCCTTTAGGACCACCATTTACAAGCAATGTATGGCTTGCAGACATAGAAGCTACCCAGTTTGATATAGGCTGGGAAAGGCTATCTGAAACGGACTCAAATTTGACATCAGCAGTCGCACCGCTATTTATTACTATATTGCTGTCATATATTACAAGATATTCATAGTCCTCCAACTCTAATCGAGTTCCGTTACAGTCTATATATACACTTGATATAATATTTTTCAGTTCGTATTGGCGAAACACCTTACCGGTTCCTTCCATATGGAAAATCTCAGGTGGAATTATCCACATTGCCTTGGGAGTGCTTGTTTTTGTCGCTCTAACAAGAACAATTGGACAATAGCCGAATACCTTAAGACATATTTCAATTTGCTTTACAAATGAAGAGAATGTTTGCAGCGGATTGGGAGCGTTGAGTATATTACGTATATCGGCAAATGTCCTTTTTTCATTTCCATCCTTATCTACCACATAAGGAATACCACGGGACATCATAGAACCGATTTTATCAACTACAGTGAAGAAAGGCGTACAGGAAACAAGCGCTCCGGCTTTATCCAAATTGTCAGTCATGTCATAATATACTTTCCATTTGGAACGCCTTCCAAACAAATCGGACAAAAACCAGTAGTTTCCTGCTGCATCTCTTTCTACCCGATTTACATTATCATACATCGGAATAGACTTTTTATTCTCTGGCTTCCAAAATTTAGCAAATATGCCCATATACAAAGCAGGAGTGACAGCAAATAAATGCGGCCACTCCCATATATTTAGTGTTTTAGTCCATTAATACGGTTGCGTGCAACTTCACACGCTTGTAGTGACCCTACGTGTGCAAATATATATATTATTTAGACTAATTCCAAATAACAAAACAGCATTTTTATGATTATTTTTTTGATTTTCTTTTTACTCTATCCGCTATACAACACAATACATACATTGCTTCATAGACATCTTTACCGTCATAGTCCATTAGATTACGCATAAATAAGGACATTTTATTATCCCTCTTGAATTTAAAATCTCGAATTAGCCCCTTAAATGCTTCAATATAGGAAAGTTTTCCTGTATTTTCTTGCCTTGCCCACACATCACCTATTTCAGCCCTATAATCGCGTATATAATGAAGCATTGCCTGCGAAGTCTCAATGTTTACATCGGCACCAGCGACCAGCGCGGCGATTTCTTTGATGGGAATCAATTCTCCTATATACGCATCGTCCACATATATTGTATCATGTACAACATACGCTTTCGCATACAGAAAACGCCCATTAAGCAGTGGATGTATTTCTACAATTGGAATGCCGGAAAATGCGACTGTCGCAGCCTCATAGCTGTCATATTCAAAATCTCCGCGTTTTTCTACGGTTCCGGTAAGAGCATCTGCCCCATCATCATGTGCGTTTTTTCCGAACTTCCTAAAAGATTTTATCTCTGCATGAAATTCAGGAAAGAGTACTTCCCAACCTTCCGGCATATATGTAAGATTCATAACCTCAGCGGAGCGGGTAAATATTCGAACTTCCTTATTCCCCGACTGATGAAACCATTTTATTTCTGTTTCATTATTGCCCATTATCCGTGATTGCCGCTCTACGTTTCGGGCAAAACCACGTCCACCGTTATTGCTTTCAATGTTAGCTATGGTTACTCTATCTTTGGCAAGCAAAGCTGCAACTTGCGGTTCCGTAACCTCCATAGGAGCGTCCGTATATAGTATGCTTAAAATAAAGTTGCCTATTTCTGTATCCACATAATCTATGGAACATAATCTGTCACTGCCCGTATCTGCGGTATCGGTATAATTTTTCCGAATGGCACGGTTGGTATATGGTATTTCCCTATAAGTCTTGAATGTACCGTACATGAGACCTTCTATAGGTGTAGGGTTCTGCATATATTGTGTTTCAAAGACGAATGGATTTATTCTATTGAGATTATGCAATTCATCCAATGTGTGTTTAAATTCCCACAAAGGAAATTCTTTCCCGTCCGCTTCTTTTTCTATGACCGGCAATGAAAGAACAGTCCATTGCCCTGGCTCTGTTTTCATAAGATAGCCGCACAAATCATTCTCATGCAGGCGCTGCATGATTATTACAATCGGGGTGTTTCGGCTGTTCACTCGGTTACGGATAGTAGTTTCAAAGCGTTGGTTAACCTTTTCCCTTTTCACGTCAGACAAAGCGTCCTCCGGCTTAATAGGGTCGTCTATGACAATGGCGCCGGAAAACCTTGCCCCCTTTAATATGCTATCTATTTCTTTTTCTGTTTCTTTATCATCTATATCGTCCACCTCTCCAGCGCCAAATCCCGTTATCTGTCCACCTGTTGATACCGCATATACACCACCGCCAGCAGTGGTACTCCACTTCTTTTTGCTGTCTGTGCCTCTCTTTATCTGGACATACGGGAACAGCTGTTGATACTCTTCTGATTTAACTATGTCTCTAATCTCTTCTGAATTATCGTGAGCCAAATCGTCAGAATATGAGAGATGGACAAACTTTGAGGAAGGGTTGAGTGCCAATCCGTATGATATAAAGTTCTTTACGGCTAATTCGGTCTTTCCATATCGTGGTGCAATATTGATTATCAGTTTTTGAATTTTTCCGGAAATAACATCATCCAACGCATTACATATGCGTTCATGGTGTCTGCTCACCACAAATTTGCGCCCTGTTTTACTTTTAAAGAAAAATTTTGTGTAATTGAGAACGCCCGACATACAAAATGCTTGTAGATACCGCACACCGTCCATCATAGCCTTTCTATCAGTTTCTTTGCTTCCTCGACACTTATGGGTTTGCTGGTATTCATCTCTATTTCGGTAGGCTCATCAAACCCAAGCATTTTACATATACGCTCAATAGCCTTTATCTTATCATAAAGTTCTATCTTCACATATTCAACATCTACAATTTCCGGAGCATCACTTGTTCCGATATTTTTTTTCAATATCTTGGTAGATATACTTTTTATTGCTGATTTCTCTTTGTCAGAGAGCTCATCAAATTCTTTACGCTCTATCCATGTGTTGTGCATGCTGGCAATGGATGAGAAAGCTATACCGGACAATTCTTGTAGAATGCGTTCTTTAGTTATATCCGATTTGTTTTTTTGTTCCTCCTGCAACTCTTTAACCCTTTGGGCTACATTTGGGTTAGACAACAATTTGCAAGATTCTTCCCACACTTGTTTGTCTCTCATCTTCTCGCACGAATAGGCACGACGATAAGCATCGGAAGCATTGCCGCTTTCGATGTAGTAGTTGCAAAAATTCTCTTGTTTGATTGTAAGTTTTTTCATGTCTTTTCGTCAGTATGGGAAGCATGCCACTTGACATGCTTTCGCAAAGATATGTAATTATTTGGAATATCATACCTATCTATCCGAAATAACTGGTATAATTATCCAAAATATTTATCTCCCCACTTCCTTATTACTTCTTAAAAACATTTACATAATCGATAACTTTCCGATTAGCTTTATCTACTTTTCGCATGTCAAAATGGATATAGATGTCAGTCGTTGTGCTGTTCGCCCAACTATGCCCAAGCGCGTGGGCGATTACCTCTTTGGGGACATCGAGTTCTGCCGCTACCGTGGCCCATGTGTGTCTTGCCCAATATGAGGACAAATCAGGGAATAAAGGATTTCTACTCTTTTTCCCTCCCAATCCCTTCCTTTCTGTCTCTCCAATCTGTTTTAACCCTATTCCCATACGATGCAGGAAATCCTTGTAATTTCCGTATTCATCCATTATATTAAGAAGATAATCCTTCCCTTTGTATTTCTCAATTATAGCCTGCGCTTCCGGTTCTACTTTAATACTGTATAATTTCCCCGTCTTAGCTCTTTTATATTCAAAACGACCATTTACCAATGCAGAATGTTTTGCGTTAAACAAATCGGCTGCATTTACTCCTATGAGATAGAACATGAGCATGAACATATCCCTATATCTAATCTGGTATTCCTCACATGGATAATCTCTCAATAACCTAAGTTGTTCTGCTGTAAGGCTGCGTTTTCGGGTTTCCTCTTTCTTTATTGAAAACCTTCTGAATGGATACAATGTTGTGTACTCCTCATCAATGGCGTAGTTGAATACACTACGTATGTTCCGTAAATGAATAGCGTAGGCATTAACCTTCATCGTCTTTGCCATCCACGCTTCAAAGTTTTCCAGCCACGACTTATCCATGCTCTCAAAAGTACAATGACTATCGTATTCCTCAATCTTGTTTCTTGTGGTTGTATATATAGACTTAGTCCCCTGATTGGTTTTCTTGGAAACGAATTCATCAAGATAATAGAGAAACGTCTTTTGATTTTCAACCTTGCTACTTATAGCGTCCTCTATCAACTTCTTCAAAGCTTTGTCTGTAGTTGATTTCAACTTTTCTTGTTGCTCTAAAGTAAATATTACTGTTTCCGCCTTGTTTATTATTCCACGGGCAACTATATTTCTCGGCTTGTAATTTTGTGCACGCACAGAATATTCGTTCCCATTCCATTCTTTTTCCGATGCACTTAGCTGCGTAGCTATCATTATTTGTTTGTTGTGGAATACATTCAACTTTATCGGATAAGTGCCATCTTTTTTTTGCCTTCTTTTATCAAGGTAGAATTTAACCGTTGCCATATATCTATGTTTTTAGTTTATGCAAATCTGAAAATTTGCATAGAATTTGCATACAAAGATAAGATTAAAGGGGTTTAAAAGGGTCTAAAAGCGGAATGTTATTCAGCATACATAAAAAAATAAGCAGCTACTTTATTTGTAACTGCTTGATTTTCAAGAGAGCGGCAAGCGAGGCTCGAACTCGTGACCCTCAGCTTGGGAAGCTCTTTTTTAGTGCATCTATAATACTATATATCAAATATTTATTTTACATACAAAAACAATTTGCATACATTTTGCATACATTCTATTTTTAACCCTATTCAACAATGCTAATTCTACCCTTCAAATCCTCTGCTAAAAAACATTTCTTTAATACATTCCGCCTTCTCTTGAACATCTTGGCAACTCTTCCTATTTACAAGAATGTAGGAGCTTACATTCTTATATTCAATGTGTTCAAACATTTTCCTTCCGAATAAGTTCAAAGCTATATTTTTATATATTCTGAATCTTTGATTGTTTACTCTCCCTTCCACTTTGTCACTTTCCATATCCATACTTTCTGCTCCATTTACAGCAAAAGAAGCATTAGGATATTTTTTGATTATCATAGGAATTACTGAAGCACAGGTAATAAATATTCCCATTGCTCCCTTGTAGCCGTGAACTTTAATAATCCTATTATATTTATTATCTAATTTCCTATCTCTTGCAGCATAGAATTTTATTGCAAAAACATCATCATAAGATTCTGCTCGGATGATATATTTTAATCTCTGATACTCTTCCGTCTTGTCCGTATAAAATTTATATATTAACGAGAAATCAAAAGCGTCCCCCTCTTTAGGAGACGCTTTCTGTATATATTTTAATTCAAACGGCTGTACCCTATCGAACATTTACATAATCATTTTTGCAGTGGTTGAAATAAAACAGCACGTTTCACTAACAATTCTTCCTCTACCAACTACTCCGCGTAAAGGAACATGCTTAACTTCACTCCTTAAAGTCCATCCTAACCTATCGCCTTTAGTTTTTACCTGACGATTTTTTGTAATAACATTAACTTTCTTGTTTTCTATAACACTTCCCATATCCTTTTGATACTATGATACTATAATATAAGAAAGAACGAACGAACAACATATCTTAAACACAACACCATTAACAACGCTATAAACATTGTTAATAACATCACAATTACAGCACTATTTTTGTATTATACTTCGTAATACAATATTTCGCTACAAAATAAGACATAAATAAGGATGTAACCAAAATGTGAGACAGATTTATTTATAATTTAGACTAATTATAAATAACAACATTTACGTTATGATACCCCGCCAGTAATACGGCGGGCGGGGTAAATAAACTATTTGTTTATTCTATTTTACATAAACCAAATGATGAAGCACATTTCCGCTTTTTGTATCAACTTCCGCCAACCTGACTGCCTAAAATCTTCATATTATAAATTTTCTTTTCCTTTACCTTTCCGCCTTTCAGTATTGCGACTTCTTGTCTCAGTTGTACAACTTCTTTAAGTAATTTTTCATACGCTTCTGCAAGACGGAGCATGTGCTTCATCATTAGATTTACATTTTCATTCATTATATTTCAAATTAATAAATTGTGTCTTGTCGAAATAAAATATCAACAAATTTTATATTGAAAAAGTTTTATTTCAAAACATGTTTGTAAACATATATATTAAACAGCCTTTCTTCTCACACTGAATAGGTCTTGTATTTCTTCCACAGATTTGTTCAGAGCGTTAAATCGCCTTTGTAAATCCTCAAATTGCGCTTCATACATGACTACTGTCGTTTCATACATTCGCTTCCAGTATTCAGCAGTTTCCGGAGATGGCAAATCTTCTACATCTTTTTCAGACAAAGACGAATGTGAAGTTTCATTGTCAAGGAACATTGGACCTTTGCCGGTGAGGATGTAGTTGGCGTTGACTTTATACATTTGACAAAACTCTTGCAACGTGTTCATAGACACACCGCATATTCCACGTCTTATTTTAGACATGGTGGCCTTTGATAAATTTTCTAAAGTGTTCCACACCTTATAATCGGTAAGTTCCAACTTTTCTATCGTCTCTAAAAAACGATAAGTATAATCATTAAACGCTTCATTATTAATATCATGTTCGGCATTATTTTTTTCATTGCCCAAATAGATATATTTCATATTTGCATCTGGAAAACATTCTGCAAACTTAGATAAGAACTTCTTGCTTGGCTCTTGTATCCCCCTTTTTATTTTAGTGAACATAGCCTCTTTAACCCCAGTGCTCTTCGCTATATTATAGAAAGATACTCCCATCCTTTCGACTTCTTCTAGAAATCTTTTTGTTAAATCACTAAGATTTGCTTCGTTTTTATTTTTACTTTCCATTTTAGATAGTATCTTTGCACCCGTTGCAAGTAGAGAGGCAACAGACACATGATTAAACAATCGCCCTAACGTGGGCTTTTCTATATGGAAATCCGTTGCCTCTCTACTTTAGCAACGGATTTTTTTATTTTATAAAGTACAATCGGTTATTGTTTCCGCTTTACGAGCTACTGCGGAGGGCTATCGGGGAAAATACGTTCGACCAATAACAGATTTAAAACAACCTTCCGAAGCTTCACGGTGAAAGCCCGTGAGGGGATGCACGAAAGAAGGCAGTCGATTGAAATAAGCAGACTGGTGCGCAGGTGCAGGTTACGAGATAACCAACTCTGTAAAAGCTGAAAGCCGAGATTGGAAGCACCCAATTCAGAGCCGAGACGAAAAAGCCGAGATGACGGGCTCATTCTCTTGAATTATCCCCAAAACCGTAAGAGAGAAAAACGCTCTCTACGGGTAAGGGGATGATTCGCTCAATTCCCCTACCTCAAATCAAAGCAGGTTATTATTTATTAAGTTATATAACTTATTATAAACTATATATTCATTATAACTATAAACTTAATATTAATATAATTACAATGGAAAAAGTAAGTCTTAAATATGAAGCATATACAGACGGTAGTTGCGATAATCTTTCTCCTTATGGAGAAGGCGGGTCTGCTTATATAATACTTAAAGACGGTATAATAATAAAAGAATCCAAAAAAGGATTCGTTGGCACTACGAACAACCGTATGGAAATGCTTGCAATAATAAGTGCCGTAAAATCCGTTCCAAAAGGGGCTACATTAACCGTGTATACAGATTCTCAATATTGTATAACGAGCTTTACGAACTGCAAGAAACCCAAAAAGAACTTAGACTTAATAAACCTCTATCATCATTGCGCCGCATCACTCCATGAGATATGTTTTGTTTGGGTAAAGGGACACAGCGGCAATGAATACAACGAGCACGTTGACTCTTTAGCCTATTCTGCGTATGAGGAGATTATAAACAAATACAATCTCCCTAAAACAAAAGTAGGAAAAGGACGATGAATATTTAAAGGGGCAGCAATGGTCTGCCACCCCTTTGGGTCTTAACCTCTGCGAACCCTAATTACAGTCCGCCGGATTTTAATCCTGGTTGTGGTTTTGACCCTTACAGTAATTCTTGCCATAAGCGTTAATTATAATGTTAAACATTGGATAATCTCAGCCTTATCCGTCAGGCGATTTCCTTTCTCATGTTATGGCAACAGATTATAGAAATCGGGCAAGTATTACTGTTTTATATCAATTAATAAATTATATAGCAATGAAGAAAATAACAAAGATTGAAATTATAATGTCAGTAGATGAAGATTCTGATTTGTATTCAAGAGATATATTTTTAAACGGGGAAAAAGTTTTTCACGATGAGTTCAAAAAAAATCTCTTAAATACAAAAGACTTTATTCATGAGTTTGCAAATAAGCTAATAAACGGATTTAAGAATGATAGACCATAGCCATTTAAAAAACATTTGCGGCCACCCGGTCATCGAAAATATAGACAAAATCAAAGCTATTTTTGCTATACGAACGGATTTTATGGTGGCTTTCTTGCTTTTATTTGACAAGTTCCTATCATATTCATCTCTCTCAATCTGTTCTATTAGGTTGTCAAAGTGTTTAGTATCAATAAGCCGTTTGGCTTCTTGGGTGACTTGCAAATCTCCGTATCCAATATTTTTGCCTGCTCCTAAACTTTTTAGCTTCTCAAAAACTACTGTACCACTACTACCAAATAATTCTTCGTACTTCTTTTGGGAAATGCTTTTGTTCCTAATAATGTATTCGGTAGCAGATTTGCACATCAAAATCAAATTTTTATCCATAAAATTATATTATCAATTAACCGATTGTACAACATTTCAAAGAACGAATTATGAAAAATGAACCTAATTACACAATTACAATTTCCCGTAGATACGTTGAGGGAAAAAACAGCCTTAATGTAGAGAGAACCGTTACAAACGCCGAAGACGGTGAAGTAATATTTCATTCACTGCATGAAATTAGCAGCGACAGTGAAAAAGAATCACCTATTACGTTTCTTGAAAAACATTTAGGGCTGTACCCTCCCGAAAGCAAAAGCCAATGCAGATGTAATAGATGCCGCAATTTCAGTGATGGTTTTTACTTTCTCCGAAACGGGTGGCTCCACCGCATTCTTAAGATTTTCAAGTTCAAGTTTTAATCTTTCCAAATCATTTGAAAGCATTTGGTCTTGCATCTTAAATCCCCCATAGCGGTAGAATGTATCCAATTTTGAATTAAGATATATTTTACCGCCATTCTTATAACCTTCAATTTTAAGCATCCCCATATCTTCAAGTTCAATCATCACTTTTTCAAATTGCACCATACTGATATTAAGGTCTGGGACATTTTTATATTCAAAATAAAAACCATTTCCTTCTTTATTAAGAAGTTCATGCACTATTTTATCCTTTTCCTCCGGCATTATTACCTTAGGATGCTCTTTTCTCCCCTTCGATGCTGTCCTAAACTCAAACATAACAATATATTAATCAGAGTTTTACTAAAAACATGTTTTATAACATATAAAATACTAACTAAAAAAGAAAGTATTTCTTTGTGCTTTCTAAAATAGATAGTATCTTTGCACTGTTGTTTTAAACAACGTTTTAAGCAAGGCTATAAAACTAAAGTAAATACAAAGATAAGAAAATAAATAAAGAAAGCAAATATGAAGTACGATTTATCAGACATAATGAAAAAGGCTCACAACTTCTACAAGACCGGAAAATACACCTGGTCTGAAAGCTTGAAAAGGTCATGGAAGATGGCAAAGTTTTCTGTCCGCGTAAAAGAGGAAATAGCCAATATGGTAGACTATAAGTCTGCTGACGATAAAGCGTTCACTAATAGATTGAGAAAGGAGAATGAAGGCTATAAGCCGGCAAAAAGAAGCGCCTATGATAATTTCAATGCTCCGGCTTCCGTCTATTATACTTCTAACAACAGAGGGCGTTTTGGCTCTTGTTTCGTGGGTGATTAACAATAAAAACAATTAATAAAATGACTGATTGGGCAAATATTGTAAAGGTAGTTTCTGCAACTAAAACATTAGAGTATCTCCCGTTGGGAAAGCCTAAGGGAATAAAACATAAAGATATTACTGAGACTGTTATACGTTCTACTGTCACTCGGTTGTCAAAAAAAGGGTATTCGTTTTATGTAAAACCGACTTTTTATGGTACAGAAGTAACAAGAATTAAATAAAATTTCCTTATGAATATCAACAGAATATCAAAACAGACAGCCATGTTTGCAATAGGATTTATCGGCTTCTTATTCCTTCTCGGCATCGCAGGTAAATCAGATTATAATCAGGAAGTCATATACAACATGACGGAAACGGCTTACAATGTTATTGTAGATTCTCTCGGCGAAGGTTGTAGCGATACTCAAATCGTAAAGACTTATTTAAATAACAAAGAATATTACGACAGTCTAAGTTGGTAGGTTATGGGAAGAACGAAATCTGTAGGAAAGGTAGAGCCGGTCAACAAACTATGGCTCTCCGCTAAGGAAGCAATGGCATACTTAGGATGCAGTGATAAACTGTTGGAAAAACTAAGGAACAATGCCGAAATATCATTTTCTAAATATAATAACCGTACCATTTGGTACGACTTGAAAAGCATTGAAAGGTTTATAGAAAGAAACCGCGTTGTGTGAACAACGCTCCTTCCTCTTAGCTCAGCCAGGCAGAGCATCGCTATGGTTACTTGTTCGAAGGTTTAGTATCCGGTAATTTCCGGTTAGCGAAGGTCGCACGTTCGAGTCGTGCAGAGGGAGCATTATAGGCGAAACCGATGAGCCAAACATTCGGGATGGGAGACTTAACCCTCAAAAATGAAGTCGTGTTCAGGGCACGTAAAATTAGCCTGCGCTGATAAGCAGTATATCTATATATACACATAGCTGAGGCGATGTATAGCGTGCAAGCAACCGATTGCGAAGACTGTTCATTGAGAGGTGAATACGAGCATAAGGCAGCAGCGTGATTAAGTTAATGAACATACTACAATAGTAGTCTATGTATCAGCGCGGAAAATCGTCCGTTGACCGTTAAAGTATGATGTTTGGGCGTCATTATCGCTGGTACTATTATATACTCCCTTCCCGTCAAATTCGGGCACGCTGAAAGCTAAACACGTATTGTTGCGTTGAAGGGAGCCAATATTTATTAATCTTTAAATATATAGAATTATGATTGGGAAAAAAGTAATTATTAGAGCAGACAGAGCGGGCGTATTTTACGGAGTATTGAAAGAAAAAAATGGTAGTGAGGTTACATTGACAGACTGCCGAAGATTGTGGTGTTGGTATGGGGCTGCATCTATCAGCCAATTAGCTGTTGAGGGAACGAAAAGACCTAATGATTGTAAATTTACATTAGTTGTACCGATAATCTCTATTTTTGGGGTTATAGAAATAATTCCTTGTACAGATGAAGCGATAAAATCCATTGAGGAGGTAGCCGTATGGAAGAACAGATAAGAAAGTTTCTTAGTATATACTCTGGCTCTGGCGATGGCTATGGCTCTGGCTCTGGCGATGGCTCTGGCGATGGCTATGGCTCTGGCTCTGGCGATGGCTCTGGCTCTGGCTCTGGCTATGGCTCTGGCTATGGCTCTGGCTATGGCTCTGGCTATGGCGATGGCTCTGGCTATGGCTCTGGCTATGGCTATGGCTCTGGCTATGGCTATGGCTCTGGCTATGGCGATGGCTCTGGCTATGGCTATGGCTCTGGCTATGGCGATGGAATTAAAACATTCAATGGCGACAAAGCATATATCATTGATGATATTCCTACAATTATCAAGCATGTTCATGACAATGTAGCTAAAGGATATATACTGAACGATGACTTTACATTGACTGAGACATTTGTTGCAAAAAGGAATGGGAAATTCGCTCATGGAGAAACATTGCACGAGGCCTTTGCTTCGCTTCAAGAAAAATTGTATGACGATTCAACCGAGGAGGAAGGGTTGGAAGCTTTTAAAAAGCATTTTCAGGACTTTACTAAAAAGGTATCGGCTAAAGAATTGTTCCATTGGCATCATGTGCTGACCGGTTCGTGCAAGCAAGGAAGGCTGTCATTCTGTGCCAATAAGGGAATAGACATTGACAATGATACTTATACCGTACATGAGTTTATAGAATTAACTCAATATTCTTATGGCGGTGATATAATCAGAAAATTGAAGTAATATGTAATTATCCCGTGGCTCTCAATAGATGTTTGAGAGTAGTAAGGCAACCATCGGAACGCCCACGGGAGTTAACTAAATTGTAACAGCAATGGATACGCTTTTCAACTATATTAATCTATTCTTCGTTTTCTTTCTCGGGTTCGGATGCGGCATTATTTTTGTCTATTTGATGACGAAAATAATAGACAAAGCAATTCACGCATGCTCTGACAATCAAGAAGCCAAATGCAATAAATCCGTAAAAGAAGATATATGTAAGAAAGAAAATCCTTATCACATATCTATATCCAAGATTGTAATTAGCAGGAAAGAAGATAAGAAGGGAGGAGGCGATGACGGTACCCGAAAGTAGGAATAAGTATTGGGGTTTATATCGAATTCTTGCCGCTATATACGCAACGGCAACAAAAAGGTACGATATATACACGCAAATGATAGATGCAGTGGCTGAGAAAACAACCTGTTCATAAAACTCCAAGTTGGCAAACTCGGGTATGTACAGATACAAGACAGTAAATAAGACGGGGAACGATACCGCAAAAGCGGTAAACAAAGACTTATGCTCCATATTGTAGCATTTGATTAATTCTGATAAATCCATATTTCTTAATTTTTAGTTTGGCGACACAAAATTAAGAAAATCCCCTGATAATAACGTGATGTTGCCAATCGAATTGGTTCAGGGGAACAAAGCCTGTAAGGGTGAATAATTCATGATAGCTTTTTAATGTAGACAGTCCCGTCCACGTGCTGGTCGGGGAACACTGCGACGTGGCGGAATGGTAGACGTAGCACTCTATGATAGGAATGTCAAACCTTAGATGTGCGGAGCTTGACAACTCGTCCCGGTTCGAGTCCGGGTGTCGCAACATCTTCACTACAGATGAAGTATTTGTTTAGTTGTAGCCGGGCGGTCTGTGAAGATAGTCCGGTTTTTATTTGAAACCCATTAATAACAATTATATGAAAACATTACAATTAAGTGAACAAAAAGCCCGTGAACTATATCGGAGCGGTTCAAAAGAACTAAAAACAGTATTGGAAGAATCCTTTGGAGAGGATTTCTTTTCACAAGACGTTACAGAAAGAGTGAAAACCTACCTTGATGCTTGTCACGAGTTGGGAAGGGAACCACTCGATGAGAAAAAGCTATTGGAATTAGGCTTAACGGAACACGATATTGCTTACCAAAAGCTGACTCTAATTATAGAAGCCCTAAACGAAGGTTGGAAAGCTGATGTATGCGATGCTAACGTGGAACGTTGGTATCCGTGGTTCAAGCCTAATGGGTCTCCTTCCTTTTTCGCTTTCGGCGGTTCGTGTTGCGCTTCTGCGTGTGCGCATGCGGGTAGCGGGTCTCGCCTTTGTTTGAAAAGCGAAAAGCTTTCCAATTATTGCGGGAAGCAATTCATTGATTTGTGGAAACAATTTATTCTATAACCCTATAAACTTACAATTATGACTTTAAATGTAGATAAAAAGAACGCTTTAAAGGCTTGGAGAGAAGCGGACAATAAAGGAAAGCAGATGCTTGAAAATCTATACGGCAAAGAAATATTTGCCAATCAAAACGTAATGGATAGAATCAAAACGTTTGAAGACGCAATGGAAGAAACAGGAAGAAAAGGTGTCCCTGATTTTTCAGATTTACCCAAAGACATGCGCAGGCATTTCATTGCGTTATATAAAATGGAAGTTATTACGGAAGCTCTGAATGAAGGCTGGAAAGCAGACTGGGATAACTCGGATGAGAACAAGTATTATCCCTATTTCATTATGCCTCCTTCCTCTTTCGCTTTCTACGTTTCGCATTACGATTATGCGTTTGCGGATGCGGGTCGCGGGTCTCGCCTTTGTTATAAAACACGCGAACTTGCGGCATATTCGGCAAAACAATTTATTGACATTTGGAAAGACATCCAGATAGGATAAGCATACAAAGGTTGTCTGCCCTTGTCTCCTTCCTCTTTCGCTTTCAACGATTCGAATTACGATAATGCGTATGCGAATGCAGGTAGCAGGTCTCACCTATGTTGTAAAACTTCAAAGGGCAGAAACCTCACCTCTTGGTGGAAAACAACAATTCAAACGGTGTTGGTAGGTTTAACCCGAAAACTCTTATTAGAAAACAAAGGCTATGAAACGCTTTGGGAATTTATATCATCGCATCTATGATATAGAAATTAATAACAATCATATGAAAACATTTGAAGAATTAAAAGAAGAACTCTTAACCCGCGCTAAAAATGCTGGCGCATGCCAATCCGGCTACGCAATGGGTCTAAGAAGCAATACGAAAGCCGACCTGCTAAAAGCCATTACTGAAAATTGGTTTTGGGTTTTGAGGAATGCAAAAATTATCGATGCTGAATATTTGGAAGATAACTTCACAGAAGAAGAATTATCGCAAGCCGGTATTTATACCAAGAATACCCACGAGGTTAGAACAGCCTCATTTGCCTGCGGCAGTGCAACGGTGAAAGCCTACGGCAGTGCAACGGTGGAAGCCTACGGCAGTGCAACGGTGAAAGCCTACGACAGTGCAACGGTGAAAGCCTACGGCAGTGCAACGGTGGAAGCCTACGACAGTGCAACGGTGGAAGCCTACGGCAGTGCAACGGTGAAAGCCTACGGCAGTGCAACGGTGAAAGCCTACGACAACTCCTATGTAGAAGATTGTACAGGTAATATAAGACCGGAATCTGATTACGCAATAGTCAAAGATTACTATAGCTATAAGATATATATCAAAAAAGGGAAATTTGAGATTATAGAGGTTTGACCTATGCCGCATCAAAGGTAGTGCTATTACCGTACTAAAAGCCGTGAGAGAAGCGAAGTGCGCACCGCTTCCCTTTAACCTTGTACGGGCGGTTTAAAAACACAATACAATGGAAAATGAACTTGAAGAACTGTACAAGGAGCTGAACGAAGTCAAAGCTTGCGATTTGGACTATCTTCCCAAGTATGGGTATTCTTCAAAAGAAGAAATCATTCAGCTTATAGAAGAAGACATTGAGGAGTTGCGCGCAGAACTCGAATGTAATCAATATGATTATACACCTGACGAATTCGAAGATGAAAGGATGTTTCTTTGCGTTAGTCAAGGGATGCCAAGATATTGTTAAATTATCAACATTATGGAGAACAACTTAGATTTATACAACCGCGTCAAAAAAGTCCCCCAAGAAGCTATAAAAAGTATTGCTGCGGGAAGATTGAAAGGTATGTCTGATATAAACCCTATGTGGCGCATAAAAAGGCTTACCGAAGAATTTGGGGTGTGTGGTTTCGGATGGAAATATGAAATCATCCGAATGTGGAACGAAAATGGTGGCAATGGAGTAATATCCAGTTTCGTTCACATAAACCTATTTGTAAAAATGAACGGGGAATGGAGCGAGGCTATACAAGGCATCGGCGGTTCTTTATTTGTGACAAATGAGAAAAACGGTCTCTATACATCGGATGAATGTTTCAAAATGGCCTTAACGGATGCCATATCAGTGGCTTGCAAAGCATTAGGAATGGGGGCTGATGTTTATTGGGATAAAGATTCGACAAAATACAACCAAACAAGCATGCAAGCGGCGCCTGTTACAGACAATCGAAAGTTGCTTAACAAAGAACAGTTTAACGACGAGAAGCTGATGGAGTGGATATATAAATATTTGACTAAAGCCAAAAATGAAGGCAAACGCCTTTCTCTCGTAAACCTTGTAAATGAAAGTTACAAGGTTGCCCAAGAAGATATAAGTATCATATCTGCCAATTACGAACAATACAGAATTAATAATAACCTACCATGAGTAAAGAATTATCAATTAGCAAAATTCCGGCTACAAAATCAGAACAGGAACAATTAGCTTCCCTTTTTATTCAAAAAGTACTTGATGGAGAAATCAGTGCCATAGAAGCCGTTATTCAAATGAAAAGCATCGGTGAATCCATATCTATTTTTTTGAAAAACAATGATATAAGAGAAGCAGTAATCAAGGAAACGGAAAAATACGGAAAAGGCGAAACTCCGTCATACAAAGGAGCCGTTGTTCAAGTAAAAGAGACATCTGTGAAATATGATTTTGCAGGATGCAATGACATTGTTTGGGATAAACTGAACAAGGAAAAGAAAGAAGTGGATGAAAAGATAAAGCAACGTGAAAGTTTCCTTAAGCTTGTAAATACCAATAAAACGGAAATAGATGAAGAAACCGGTGAGATATATACAATATTTCCGCCTGCGCGTTCATCTACCACATCTTATGCTATTACATTCAAAAAACAATAGTTATGTATCGAATAAGTGTCACTTCCTTAGAAGCCTTTCGGCGTTTCAGAGACAAACATTCCATATGGGATACAGAAGAACGCCTTCTTAATGTTCTTGCGGGAATAAAAGAGCCTAACGCTTATGCGGCAATAGGCTCTTGTTTTCATAAGATAGTAGAAACAGGGAAAGCAACATATGTAGGAAGAGGAATATTCGAACAGGAGCAAGAAGGGGTTATTGTCAGGTTTAACAGTAAGGCCGTTGAAAATGCCATTTTTTACCGGAATAAATTTCCTGATGCCCAACATGAGGTACACGGCGGTAAAGACTACCATCCTTCACATTTTGATATACATGTACATGGTTATGCGGATTTAAAATATGCCAAAGTAATTCGGGATATTAAAACCAAGTACTCCACACCGCATACGGAAGATTATACAAAATCATGCCAGTGGACTTTTTATCTTGATATTTTTGATTGTTCCATTTTCTACTTTGATTTATTTCAGTTCGAGGGGTACAAACGTAACATGCTCACCGATGTGACATCTACAGGTTTTATCCTTTACGAACCTATTGAATGTATTCGAACAGATTTGTCTGAAAAATACAATCAAGGTATAGTGGAAGATTTCTGCAAGTATATACATACAAATAACCTATACCACTTGTTGAAAACGAAAGAAGAACTTTATCAATTTTAAAATATTGATTTTATGATTTTAACAGGAAGTATTTGTCTTAGTGACATTCCCCGCGAGCAAATGAAGAAAGTAATCTGCAAAGACGGGAAAGAGAAAATTTATTTAAATGTGGCGGTTATCGAACGCAAGGAACCTTCACAGTTTGGGCATACCCATTTTATTACTTGTGCCCCAAAACAAGAAGAACGCAAAGAAGGCATACAGTATATTTTTGGAGATTTCAAGGAATATAAGCCCGTTCAGAGCAGCCCCACACCGGAACAGATTGCGGAAGCTCCGGGATTATCCCCGCAAGATGATTTGCCATTTTAAAATATTATGCAATACGACCTATCCAACCCGCTCCACAAAGAGCAGTTCAAAATACGATGTAACTATCTCTTCTCAAAGGGTTGCATTGTGGAACTGACGGAAAAGAAGCCTAAGAGGACAACGCAGCAGAACAAATACCTGCACACCCTTTTAGGCTTCTTCGCTTGTGAGACGGGGAACACGCTGGAATACGTAAAACAGAACTATTACAAAAAGTTAGTAAATCCTGCAATATTCACCCGTAGGATTAATGATAAGTTTTTGGGAGAAATGGAAGTTTTACGTAGTTCCACTGATTTAGATACAGCGGAAATGACGACGAGCATTGAACGTTTTCGTAATTGGGCGAGTGCCGAATGCGGCGTTTATCTTCCAAGTCCTGATGAAGAGAGGTTATTGCAATTAATGGAGATTGAAATAGGCAGAAACAAAACGTTTATTTAAAGTAGAAAATTATGAATACATGGCTTAAGGTAAAACTCATTACAGGGGAACAGCAGGAAATAAGATTAATAGAAAACAAGAAAGAGAAATAATCTATGAGCGAACAGAAAAACAACTTCGACAAGAAAGTACAGATGCACTTGGCTTGCTCAAAAAATGAACTGAGAAAAGAAATGCAATGCGTCTATTTCAAAGATGGATTTGCATACGCAAGTGATGGTATCATTCTCGTTAAAAACAGAATATCCGAAATATCAGGATTGGAAGAATGCGAGGCAGAAGCACTTAACGGGAAATTCCTTCATGCCGACTTATACAAGGATATGTTGAAATACGACAATATTATGATTGCGGAAGATGGTATCGAATGCAGTAAAGGTGATGATAAGGTATTCTTCTACTTTTCTAAATTTGATAAATTTCCAGATGCAGAAAAAGTATTGCAGAATGCGCTTAATATGAAGCCTGTACCATTGCCGCAGTTTAGCTTTGATATGAAAGTTATTCAACGGCTTAATAAGGCCCTTTATGAAAGTGGCAAGTGTACCGCTATGTTCAAAGGTACTAACCAACCTATTGTATTTTACAGCATGATAGAAAATATCAGTAGCGTAGGATTATTCATGCCTTGTTATACTGATGAGGAAAATGGAGATTAATGATTATATCCCTAATAAATAACCATAATTATTAACTAAACGCCCTCTGCTCACGCAGAAGTCCCGTGAAAGGTTCGGGTTAAGTGATTTAATTTC